CGCGACGATCAACGCGAGCGCCGTTGGTTCGGACGGCTGGTTCCAGCACACCTATACACCTGTCGGCTCTCCCGTGTTCACTACCCTAGCGGCCGTCAACGCAGGAGCCGAGGAGTCTGAACCCTCGAACGAGGTTCGGTCGATCCCTTCCTCCTACTACTCGGCGACCGTCGGACAGAAGGTGTCGGACAGGTCCGAGTCGGTTGTCATCGCGTCCGACCAGACGGCCGTTCCCGTTTCCCTTGACACTGCCCTTTCGTCTGCCGTTGACAGCGTCGCCGCAGTCGTGTCTGGCGACGTTGCGCATGATGCTGCCGACAGTGGCAATCCGGTCAAGATCGGAGGCAAGGCCGGGGCCGTTCCCGCTGCGGTCGCTAGCGGCGACCGTGTGAACGCATCGTACGATACGTACGGTCGCCAGCGTGTCACGATTGGCGCGGGGGCGGTGGACACCACCGTCGCTGAGGACTACACCGGCGATGGCTCCGCAAACGGCAACTACAAACTCGGCGTCGTTGCCAATCTCGCGGCTCTCTCCGGGGCCGACGCCTCCAAGTTCGACCGCTGGCGCAACAATGGCGGTGCTCTCTCTGTTCTCGCATCGGCTGCGCGCACAGCGTCCGTGGACAGTGCGGACATGACCAACTGGAACTGGCGCGGCGGGCATATCGTCATCGACGTGACGGCTGTTGCGGCCACGCCTTCGATTGTTGTGACCGTTCAGGGGAAGGACAACGTGAGCGGAAAGTACTACACCATCCTCGCGAGCGCGGCGATTACTGGTACTGGCACGACCGTCCTGCGCGTCTATCCCGGGGTGGCGGCAGTTGCCAATCTCGCCATCAGCGACGTGCTCCCGCGAACGTGGCGCGTGAGCGTGGTCGCCGCTGACGCCGACTCCATCACGTACAGCGTCGGCGCCAGTCAGGTTCTCTGATGACCGCGCGGCGGTCAACCGGTCAGTTCCACGACGACTTCTCGGGCAAGGCCGACACGGTCGCGCTCCAAGCGTTGCCGAAGCCGCTGTCGCGCGGTTTGGAGACGTGGACGAACGGGGCGTACCCGATCATCCAGAATGGGACGCTCACATCTGCCAGCGCCGCCGAGGGCGGCGACGGAAATGGATACGCGTTCCTCGATGTCGGCGTGGTGCCAACGCGCGTCGCGGGCGAGTGTTCGTGGGACGATGACAGTGGGCTGTCGAACGGCGCTGTCGTCATTGACATTTCCGAACAGGCACCCGACCCCCTGAACCCCGGCATCCACCTGCGCCTAGATGAAGACGGCCTTGGGGTTATCCTGTGGGATCGCGGGTCGGGTCACGAATATCCTGACTGGGACGACCTGTGGGACGGTGACTGGTCTACTCCGCCGGTCCGTGGTACCCACTACTCGTGGGCGGTCAGTGTTGAGGGCAACGTGATGACGCTCGACGCCCCTGATGGTAGTCGGCACACCATGACGAACCCGGGCATCGGAGCGCGCAACGGGCGGTACCTCTACTTTCAGGTAGGCTGGACAGACGAGGGCGCCGAGCGTGATGCTCGCCCTCGCTGGCACTCGGTCACGGTTGACCGGCCCTACACGCGACCGGCCGGTGCTGGCACCCGTGTTGCGGCTAGGCGGCGCAACGTATGGGAGTACACGGAGGACGTTGCGTCATCTCACTATGGTGTGGGCTCCTCGACCAAGAACGGCGCCGACACCATCGTTCGGGACGGGATCACGTTGACCCGTTGGACCTCTGCCAACTACTACGGAATGATGTCCAGCAACCTCACCGGGCTTGGGCTGACGAACTTGCTTGTCCCCGGTCGCCGGTATCTACTCTCGTATCATGTAGTTTCCAACTTGGGCGAAGACCGTTTCATCTGGATGAGGCAGGCATTTAATTCCGGCTCGTATGGGCATGGGCCGAAACTTACGCAGCCCGGCGTGATGCGTCGGAACTGGGGCCTGTGCGAAGCGGTGTCCGGTGCGGCTGTTGACCAGATGCCTAACCCCACAGTGCGACTAGGACTTGGGGCTGGTGCGGTGTATCCGTTCTGGCTCGCACATTGCGTCCCGTTCAAGAACCTGTCTGATGCCAATGACCTCTACGTCGGTGGGTTCCAGATCGAGGATGTCGGCTACCCACACTACAAGGATGGGATCGCCCTGATCGGGGACTCCACGTTCGCCGGGTCCGCTGCGAAAGTTGACTGGGTCGGGGGCACCCCTGAAGTGAGCACATGGCTCGCCGCCTACCTGAACGCCCCGATCTTCAACCGTGCCGTCGGCGGCGACACGTACACGGGCATGGCTACTCGGTGGACAGCCGACATCACGCCGCTCGCCAAGAACTCGTGGGCGGTCATCATTCAGGGCGGCATCAACGACATCGCTGGTGGTAGCGCGACGCTCGCGCAGTGTCAGGAGCGGGTCGGTGCCCTGACCGCCCTTGCCGAAGCGGATGGGCTCGTCCCCATCTACACCACTGTCACGCCATGCGACACGGTAATCGGCGACGTCCCCGCGAAGGAGGCCGTGCGGACGGCGTACAACGCGTGGCTCCTCGCCACGTTCCCGAACGCCATGGACATCGCGTCCGTGGTCGCTGACCCTGCTAACCCGGCACATCTGCGACCTGAGTGGGTCGCTGATGGCGTGCACTATGGAGCGGAGGCGAAGAAGGCCATCGCCCAGTTCATGTACGACCACCCCGTGTGGGACCGGCTCGCCGTCCCGACCGCCTATCAGCAGGTTGCTGTCTCCACGTACACCCCTGTCGAAGCGGACCGTGTGCGACCCCGGCTCCTCACCGCCAGACCGCTACTCCCGGCCGAGTGATAGGCGTCCGCGCGGCTGCCGTCGCTTAGGCGCCGGGAATGAAGAAGCCCCCTCTCCCATCACTGGGGGAGGGGGCTTCCGACTTGCCCGGCTAGGTCTGGTCTTCGCCCAGCTCGGCGACGATGGCCTCCACGGTGTTCGGGCTGTACACGTAGCGGCGGATGGTTTCGACGACTGACGCGATGACGGCGAGGGCCGCACCGGCGCTCAGGATGGCCTCGTCGAAGGTCTGGTCGGGGATGGTGCCGACTGCTTGGGCGACGAGGTAGATGACCACGGCTGCGCCGTAGCCGATGACCCGGGCAGGCTCCCCGGTGAGCAGGTTGCGGGCGCCGTCGAGCACCCTCTTGATGGCGTCGGTCACGCTGTTCATTCGCTGTCCTCCTCGGACTGGGCCGGGGCGTCGAGCCCCGACACGTCGATGTCGTCGAGGACGTGGCTGTCCTCCTTCACGCCGAGGGCGTCGGCGATGGCCGCCTTAGCCGCTTTGGTGCTGCGCTTCGACCGGTTGCCCCCGGCCTTGGGCTTGGGCTTGGGCGCCCCGGTGGCCTCGTCGATGTCCGGCGGGGACGCCGGGTTCTCGCCGTTGGGGCCGGTGTGGAGCTTCTGGAAGGAACCGAACCGCTCGGTCCAATCCCTCTGGCTCACGCGCTTGCCGTCGATGTACGGAATTATGGTCGCTACCTTTCCCTGTTGCGCTCGATGCGCATGCGGGCGATCATGCCCTTGGCCGACCAGACGTACCGGTCGTTTGCCTTCTCTGTCGCCGCCCGCCCCTTTGGGGTAAGAGCGTACCTGTCACGAGCAGCTCTGGCGCACACGTTGCAGTGTCGCCTTGTCCGTCCGACCACGCTCGTGTCGTGGCCGTCGGCGCAGAACCTACGTGCCGGAGGCATCGTGTGGCTCATACAGATTGTACCCCGGCAGCTCGCCTGCCTTGACCCGCTCGATGGCTGCCCGGAGGCGCACCACCCACGGTGCGAGCGACCGGTTCCCGTCCTCGTTCATGATGTCATCCTGCTCGCCGGATATGTACCGGACTAGCTGGGCGAACTGAGTCTTCTCCTTGCGGTAGGACTTCGTCTCGCCCCTGATGGCGATGTTGAAGGCGAGGATCACCTGCTGCATCGCGTCCCAGTCCTGCTTGCGTGCCTCGCACGCCTTCTTCGTGGGCAGGTCGCAGGCAGGCCCTCCCTCCCAATGGCTATGCGGCACTGGTCACTTTCGGCTGCTGACGCATGCTCCCCAGCGGGAACACGAACCAGCCGCCCACGACGAACTGGACGGTCGGCCCGGCACAGTCCACCTGCATGGCGTTGTCGGCATCCTGCAGCAGCTCCTGCAGGATGTCCTCTGTAGCCTCGTCCTCGCGGTACTCGACGACGTTCACTCCTCGTCGCCGAGCCTGAATAGCGGACCGTCGCCCTCACCGAAGTCCTCCACGATGACCGTGTAGGACGTGCCTGCGGAGAGGTCCACGCCCTGAGTCACACTGTGCCAGCTCGACGGCGGACAGACGTGCAGGCCCTTCGTACCGCACCGCGAGCACTGCTGGTCGCTGAAAAACTGGGCGAGGTCGGTAACGTCGATGGTGTCTGTTCCAGTCGTCTTGTCCTGCTGACGCAGGAGGTCGGCGGCCGGACCAGCGGGCGGCCGGTTGTCCTCGGCGATGCCAAGAGCAATGCTGTCCAGCAGGATGCCCATGCCAGCCACGACGTGCTTCAGGTGGTGGATGCCGGTGTCCTCGGCGTCGTCCTGCCCGTCAACGAACGCTGCGAGGTGGCGCTGGGCCGCCTCGACGTACGTCATGACCTGCACGGGATACTCCCGCCAGTTGAACGGGCCGTACTTCTCCGCGCCGTTCGCCATGGCCTCGGCCGCCCCGATGATGAGCGCCTGCGGGACGAGCGCCAGCGGCGCCTTCTTGGCTCCGACGAGGTCCTTGGGGTTCACCAGTCCTCCCCCGCCGCGTACTCGTCGAGCTGGGCGTAGTGGTCGTCGATGGTGAGCATCTCCTTGTCGGCCCACGCCGAAGCCAGCACGGACAGCGGGACCTCCATGATGGTGAAGTCCCCGCCATAGAACCACTCGAAACGCATGACCCTCATGCCCAGAAGGTGGCCGACGAATGTCTCCAGTCGGGCGCCCTTGCTGCGCTCCCAGTTGTCGAGGACCACGATGGCATCGACCCCGTCGTCGGCGAGCAGCTTCACGTCGCGGGCGAGGAAGTCACCCCACGTCTTGCCGGTGCCGTGCGAATAGTGCAGCATGCTGCCGTCCTTCGAGGCTAGAGCGGCAGCCTTGTCGTCCGGGTCGTCCAGCTCCGCCGGGGAAACGACGTCGTACCCCTTGCGTCGGAGCTGCTTGGCGGCCTCGACGAAGGCCGGATAGTTGAACTGGGGAAGTCCGGTCATCGGACCGGCGATATAGACCCTCAACGGGCTGCTCCCTTCGGCTGCTCGTCACCTTCGAGGGTGACCTTGTGCATGGTGCGTGAGGCGTGCATGAACACGACGATGCCCTCCGGCTTCATGAAGCCGGGTTCGGCCCGGCTCCCGAAGAGGCGTAGGTCTTCGAGCGCGTCCCTCCAAGGCTGGATCGGGATGTCGGTGATGGGCTCGACGGCGCCGAACGGCCCACGGTACAGGACCGGCACTACCGAGCACAGGAGCTGCGGCAGTGCCTCGATGGCGGCAGGGTCAGCGAGCCAGCCGTAGCGGTCCACGTTGAACAGGCTGAAGCGACGGACTCCCTGAGGGAGCCCGTAGTTGCGATTGATGCCGTGACCCCACCACTCTCCGAAGTGCAATCCGACGCCCAGCTCTGTGCTGAGCTGTTCCTTGTTGTCCTCGACCCATCGGGCGAAGCCGAAGTTATCGGAGTCGGGGGTGATGATGCGGGTTCGGGACTGGGCGTAGACCTCGCCGTCCTCGGTGATGCCGATGGCGGCGTTGGTGCCGTCAATCTTCTCGGTGATGGTGATGTCCCGGTTGAGCCGGGCAATCTTCGGCCACGGCCTGAACTCAGGCAAGGGGTGCCTCCTCTGCTGGGGCCTGCTCGTCGGCAAGCGGGTTGAGCAGCTCGCTCTCGGGCTCCTCGATGGGTGCGACCTTGTCGAGGTACGCACGAACCTCGGGCGGCTCCTTGTCGGGCGCCCGCTGCACCGTGCCCTCCTGAATGGCTCGCATGACGGTCTGCAGGTCCTCCGGGCCGGAGCGCCAGACGAGGCCCCGGTCGATGAGAACCTGCAGGTCGGCGGGGTCGTCGATGTCGAAGCGGACGAGCCCGCTCGCCGTCCGGCTAGGCATTCTGGCTGGCCGTTCTGAGCATGGCGGCGAACGCCTTGGTCTGCGCCCGGCGCTGCGCCCGGTTGAGCGGGACCTGCTGCAGGGCGGTGATGATGGCTTGGTTCTGCGCGTCGAGCACGCGCTCCCGGTGGCTGATGCGGCGGCGCTTCACGAGGGCGACCTCCTCACGCTCCACGTCGGCACGGGCCAGCGCGGCCCGGTCCTGCAGCTCGGCCATGAGGATGGCGTCCTTGGCGGCCTGCGCCTCGGCGATGGTGGTGACGGTCGGTTCGGTTTCCATGACTACTCCCAGTCGGACTTGTTGTTGGCGATGACGCCCAAGAAGAAGAGGATGCACCAGACGGTGAACCCTCCCACCATGAGCAGGAAGAGGATGTCCACTACGGCTTCTCGAACTCGCGGCAGCCGTTGGACTGGCATGCCATGTACTTGCGGCCCTTGCGGGACTCCAACTGCTTCAGGCTGGCGTTCCCGTGGTCCGGGCACTCCCAGCCGCCCTTGCTGGGCAGCTCCTTCGGCAGGCTGTTGAACGGCGACTCCTTCTGCGGGAGCACCTCGTCGAGAGCGGCGACGGCCTCGGCGCTGATGCGGTCGAGCCTCTCCTTGAAGTCCTCGCGCTCCACCCATTCCTCGCCGAGGAGGTCAACTACCGGCAGCTCGGCGGCGGCCTTGGTGGCGGCAACGCGGGCGTCAGCCTCACGCTCCTCGCGCTTCTGTGCCTCGATGGCTGCGGCCTTGGCGTCTATGACGGTCGCCGACGCCTCGCCGGTGTACAGGTCGAGCGAGTCGGCGATGGCGACCAGCGTGGCCGCCTTCTCTCGCAGGTCCCGAGCCAGCTCGGTGACCTCCTCACCGGCCATGTACCGGCCGGGCAGGTCCTTTGGCATGAGGCTGGGCTTGGTGCCGCTGGCCTCCAAGCCAACTGGGGTGAGCTTCGGACCGGCGGCCTTCGCCTTGCGGTCTGTTATTCCCTTGGTCATATCATCCAGCACTCCCATGTCAGATGACCTCCCTTCTTGCTGTCTGCGCGTGACGCCTGAGCTGGGTGAGGATGCCCTTCACCGTTCCCTCATAGCGCGCCTGACTCTCGGCGTGGCTAGCCCGGCCTTCGGCAGTCTTGGCCCACTGGGCGATGCCCTGTCTCTCGCACTCGCGACAGTAACGCTTCGCTGTCCGGCCGACGACGCTGGTGTCGTGGCCCTTCGGACAGAGACGAACCGGCTTCACGCCTCCTTCTCCTCCGGCGCGGCGCCGGTGTGGTTCTCGATGAACAGCGTCTCGGCCCTCGGGTACTCGGCGAGGAACCGGGCGAACGCCACGCTCCCAGCAAAGGCCCGGAAGACCGGCTCGCTGAAGTCGAAGATGTGGACCGCCCAGTGCTCGGGGCGGAGGTGGAACAGGACGCCACGCTGGGTGGCCTGCAGGATGTCGGTGAGCCGGGCGTTACGCACGCCGTCCTCGCCGACGAACTCGCCTGCCCCGTATGCGTGGACCTGCACGACGTGGTCGGTGTAGACACCGCCGGACGTCTTCCAGTCACCGACGGCGAGGTAGCCGCCGATGCTCTCGATGAGCTTGTACGTGAGCTGGTGCGCCTTCGGCAGGTCAGTCCCGTCGTGCCCCTCTGGCAGGAACCAGACGAGGGCGTCGGCGCTGCCGCCGTAGCCCATGGTCAGGTTGAAGACCTGCGGCTCCCGGGCCACGACCACGAACGGCACCTGCCTGCGCATGTCCCAGTAGTTGGCGACCGACCGGCGGATGAACGTCACGTCGGCGTCCTTCACCCCGGTCGTGGCTCGCGCCTTGTCGCGGGAGGACAGGTTCTCGAACTCGGCCTCGACCCACGGCCGCTCGATCCGTGTCCACTGGACGTTCTTCTCGATGGCGGAGTGGGTCATGGTGCCACGCATGGCGGCGACGTTGCGAGGCTGGTCGGCCTGCGCCCTCGTCCACTTGCGCAGCTCGTCGAGCTTCGACTGGTTGGGATGGGTGACCATCTCCTCCTGCCCGTGCTCGCCCATTTCCTCGCCGGTGTCTGAGGCGTCGAGGTACCGCTGGACGAACTCGGACGGGTACTCCTCGGGCACGTAGATGTACTTGCCCTTCAGCGGGCCGCCGCGCTTGCCGATGGCGGGTCGCTTGACCGTGCCCATCACCGTGTCCATGATGTTGTTGAGCTGCCAGTTGACGAGGCTGTACTGCTCCCCGCACAGCTTGCGGATGGACGTGACCGACAGCAGGTCGTAGACCTCGTCGGACCCGGCGTCCTGCCACCGGTAGAACCGGAAGCCGTCGCCGTTGACGGTGGCGTTCTGCGGGCCGCCGCTCACGCTGGCACCAGACAGGCCCGAAGGACCGTCACGCGGCCGAGGCCACGCGGGATGGTGGCGTCGATGCCGATGTCAGCGAGCACCAGCTCGGCGAGCCAGCGGTCGAACGGACCCTCGTCGAGGAAGACCTCGCGGTCGTTCTCGATGAGGACGCTTCGGACGTACCACATCAGGCGTCGCCTCGGGCAATACGCAGGGTGGCGCTGATGATGCGCCTGCCACCGTGGTCGAAGACGGCGTCGTCGAGGTCCCACGTGAAGCCCTGATTGGCGTACTTCATGGCCTCGGCCTGCAGACGGGCTCGCGCCTTCTGCATGGCCTCACGGACGTCGCTGTCGAGCACGACGATGCGCTCCTTGTGGGACAGGGCCGACCGGTCGGCCAGCGGCTGGATGACGACGAGCTGCCGGGCGTTGGCCGAGCCGTGCCCCTCGCCGCCGTAGATGGCCTCGCTGTACTCCCTGTACGGGCTGGCCTCCTCGGGGTGCTCGTAGCACGGGAGCTGGTATGCGCAGTCGCACGGCTCGTCCAGCTCGTCCGGGTCGAAGCTCTCTGTGTCCTCGACCTCCCACTCGCCCGTCTCGTCGGCGGTGAGGGGGTCCTCGGCGAGCACCTCGGCCTGTGCGGCCTGACACCACGCGACCGAGCCGTAGTCGTCGAGCCCGTCAAGGTCCATGCCGTCAGCGACAGGGCTCATGCGAGGCCGCCGTCGGTCGCCATGAGCAGGATGAGGCACGTGAAGGCCAGCGCCCCGCCCAGCCAGATGACGGGCGTCGCCGTCAGCGTGATGCCGAGGGCGACGAGGACGTACAGGACGACGCGTCGGACGACGCCCTGTCCGGCGACGACCTCGCTGAAGGTCCGCCCGATGGACTCGGGCGAGAAGAAGGGAGGGTCCTCCGGTTCGGGAAGACCGTACGTCTCAGGCATGCTTACACCTCCAAGTTGATGTCGAGAGTCGGCAGTGCTGAAGGTTCAACTGCTGCCTTGGTGGTAGCCCCACTGTACACCTTCACCGCTTCGGCGAAGGAGATGTGGCCGGTGGGCCATATCTTTCGGGTGGCTGGGGCCGCCCCCTTTGGGTGCTTCTTGCTCGTGCCATCGTGGGTCTGGTGCGAGCAGTACTGCTTCGAGCCCGGCTGAAGCACGAACATGTTGCCGTGCTCCGGGTCGATGGGGCACCGGTCCCCGTTACCGGCGCCCCCTCCTGTGGTCCTAGCCAACGTACGTTGGCCGCTCAGAGTGCTGGCGAAGCTGCCTTAGCACTGCCTTCGCCGTCGTCTCGTAGCGGGCGTTGGCCTCCTTGCCCTTGGCGCTCTGTCTGTAGCGCCTCATTCGAGCCCTCCCCTTCTCACTGGTGTTGTAGGTGTGATGACGGTCAGGCGTCATCGCCGTAGTCGATGCCAGCGGGCTTGATGCCCGTCTGCGTGATGAGCGCGGCCACCGTGGCGGCGGCGCGGTCGTTGGCCGACACCAGCCGGGCGAGCGCCAAGCTGGCGCTCATCCGCTGGGCGTACAGGAGAAGGCCGTCTGCGTCCTGCGGGATGGGGGTGTTGATGACGACGTCGAGCTGGTCCCGCAGCGCTTGCGGGTTCAGCTCGGCGGCGATGGCGTCGAAGGCGACCTTCCAGTCGCCGACCTTCTCCTCGACGGAGCGGCCTCTAGCGGATGCCATTGGCGATGTCCTCCACGTCCTTCAGGTGGTTCGCACAGTCGTGCGGGATGGTGATGGTCTGGTCCACGCCCGCCGGGATGCCGCCGGGAGCGAAGCGGAAGCCGTGCGCCACCCGGGTGGGGGCGGCCACGAACCGGGTGTCCACCGGCACGTGCGGCTCCTCGCCCTTCGGCGTCGGATGCCCGGCCCGCTTGCGGCAGACGACCGGGTACGAGACGCCGGACTCCGGGTCCCGCGCCTCGCCGAGGTTCTGGAAGCACTGCAGGTTCGCCCCCTCATGGGGGACGGGCATGCCTCGCGTGATGGTTCCGTCGGTGGCGACGTGAATGGTCTGATGCCTCACGGCATGCTCTCCTCGCTGTAGTCGTCTGATGGGTAGCCGTACCGCTCGGTGACCACGGGGTCGTCGGGCAGGCCGGGCTGGCTGGCGGCATTGTAGCCGCCGTACCCGAAGCCGTCCTTGTGGCGCCGCGTCATCTCGCGACGGGTGGCGGGGGTGTCGGTGACGAGCGCCCCGCCGGGCAGGATGAGGAGCCCCCGCTCGGCAGTGACGCCGGGCGGGAGCGGTACCTCCTGAAGGCTACGCACTGTGCTTCATGCGGGCCACGTTGTAGGCAGCCGCCAGCTCCTTGATGAACACGGCGCACTTGGACAGGTCGTCCACGTGCATGGTCAGGAAGGCGTTCTTGGCGGCACCCTCGGTGCCGAGGATGGCCTGTGTGGCGTCACGCAGGGCGGCATAGGCCGCGTCCACGGGCTTGGCGTCGGTGACGGGGATCAGCTCCCCGGCGTCGTCGTCCTCGCTGCCGTCGGCCTTGCCCTTGGGTCCGGCGAGGAGCTGGGCCACGGCGGTGTTGACGCCCATGTCCCGTCCGACCTTGCCGTCGATGAGGGCACGCACCTCGGGCTCACGCTCGATGGCGATGCGGAGGCGCCGGGCCGTCTTCATGCTGAAGGGGAAGCCCTGCGCGTTGAACCAGTCGGTGAACTCGCTCCCGCCCTGCTTGCCGTCGGCGTCGCGCTTGCGGGCCATGGGGTCGAGCAGCTCGGCCGCCTCGGTGAGCAGGCGTCCGATGGCGAACTCGTCCTCGATGGTCCGTTTCGCAATGGACAAGATGTCCGTTGCGATGACGTCGAGCTTCTCCTCGGGAGTGTTCGCCGTCTTCGCGAGCATGGCCTTGGCGACGGCTGCCTCCTCGGGGGATGCAGTCTGCTCGGCCATGGCCTTGACCTTCTGGCGGCGCGTCTTGGGTTCGGTCATGGGTTCTCCTACTGGACCGGGGGGAGCGGGTCTTTGGTCCGCGCCTTGACGTCGTAGCCGGAGGCGACTGAGCACCCCGGCAGGTGGCTGTTCTTGGGCTGCTGGCAGTTGGAGCACAGGCCGACGCCGCCGATGGCGGCTCGCTGCTTGTCGGTCAGGCCGTCCGGCCCCTGCACGGGGACGTAGTGCTTGACGGCACGCGGAAGCTCGCCGGTGACCGGGTCGGCCACCACCTCCTCCTGCGCCGTGCCGGTGACGACGGTGGGGCCGCCGGGGCGGCGCTCCACCTGCGTCGGCGTGACCACGACCTGCGTCGTGAGCAGGTCGGCGTTCTCCTCGACGAACCGGGTCGCGAACGCCTTTGCGTCGATGACCAGCATGTCCGCAAGCTGGCTCTCCATGAGCGCCAGCGTGAGGGCGTTGACGAGGGCCTTGCTCATGCGTTGGCCGCCTTGATGAGGAAGCGGAGCGCCTCGTCCACCCTGACGGTGTCGGTGCGCTTGACGGGCACGGGGCGGGTTGCCTCGACGCGCCAAGCACTGTCGGAGCCTGAGATGTAGCCGAGCAGCAGCCCGGCCTCGCCGTCCCGCGACGCCCGGCGACGGACCTCCCAGCCCTTGAAGTCGAGCCAGTTGACCAGAGTCAGGCTGCGGCAGTCCAGCTCCACGGAGACGGCGGTCGGCACCGGCCCGCCCTCGTTCTCGTACAGGTCGGGAAGCTCGACGTCGGGAACCTCGGGCGCCGGAGCAGGGAACGCAGTCCGGAGGGCGGCGACGATGGCCTCGGCCTCCTCGCGGTTGATGTCCACGCAGGCATGGGTGCCCATGGGAGAGCTACCGTGGTAGGTGCTCAGGTCGAAGCCGATGTGGCCCCGCATGTTCGGCTCCGACGCGACGTACAGGGTGTGCCCACGGCTGCTGCCGGTCTTGTTGGTGATGGGGATAGCGGTCATGGTGCCTCCTTCAGGCTTCGGTGGCTCGGCGGAAACGCTCCGCATCGAACCGGGGGTGTGCGAGGGCAATCATGCCCATGATGGTGTCGCGTGTGTACTCCCATTGGCCTAACGCATCACGCTGTTGCATCGGCCCGGGGCGGCTGCGTCGCAGGGCGTGGGCGATGAGGACGAAGTCCTTCTTGGTCACTTCACCCTCACGATGAGGCCGCCTTGGACGGTGATGCGGGCGAAGCTGTTGCGGACGCGGCTCGGGTCGAGGCTGACGCACACGCTGTGCTCCCCGTCCTTGAACTCGCGGCCGAAGAACGACGTCTCGATGATGTCGTCCTCGGTCAGGAAGCCCTGTGCCTGCAGGGCAAGCTGGGCTGCCTTCTTGGTCTTGAAGCGGAGTCCCATCATGGCTAGTACTCTCCCTTGACCCGAGGGTCGTCTTCGCACGTCCACGGCAGTGCGTCCAGATGCTTGCGCACGGCCCTGAAGAACGAGTCCTCCTCGCCCCACTCGTAGGTTCCGTGCCAGACCAAGAAGCGACCCCGCCTGATGTACAGGGTCCTGCCCCCGTCGAACGTGAACCACGAGGCGGTCAGCCCCATGGCCTTGATGTAGTCGTCGAGCGTCATAGCTCCTCCTTAAGGGTCATCTTCTCATGCCTGTCAAGGGCAGCGCCGTTGGCCCTGTCAAGGGCAGCCGCATCCTCGATAAGGGCGGCGCGGAGGGCCTTGTCGGCGGCGCAACCGCGAAGTTGCGGGCCGTCGCATGGATGGACTTCCAAGTAGCCCCGTGCCGCCGCCACCAGATCGGTGTGGCGGGCTGTCAACTCAGTCAGAACAATGTCGGTCTGGGCGAGGACTTCCTGTGTGTCGGCGAGGTCGGCGGCGTTGCACTTGGCGCACGCCTGACGCTCAGTGCGGCCGTGGATGCATCGGCGTGGTTCAGTCATGCCGCCGACCATACCAGTGGGCCACCTCGATGGGCACCCACACCGGGGAGCTGATGAGCAGCGCGACGGCGAGTATGACGATGAACAGGGGCGCCACTGCCAGCATGAGGCAGTAGACGAACAGGTCGGTGATGTCCAATCGGACCTCCTACGTACGGGATCGGGGGCAGGTGCCCCCGGGTGGCTAGACGACTTCCAGCCCGTTCTTCGCCAGCGTGGCGTAGACCGAGATGGCGTTCTCGCGGCCGAGCATGTCCTCGATGAGGCCGAAGCCGGACGGGCTGTTGGTGACCTCGAACTCGACGCCGGACGTCATGGCGTTGTAGCCGAGCAGGTCGTCCAGCTCGGCGTCGGCGTCGAAGTACTCGATGTCCTCGGCATCGACCTCGATGCCGCCCAGCCGGGCACGGGCCTCGATGGTGAGCACGGCCTCGGTGACGGAGGCATCCTCGAACGTGAGGTCCGTGCCGTACGGAATGTAGACCTCGTCGGTGAGCGCCGTCTTTGCGTCCACGAGCAGGTCCAAGGTGTTGATGCCGCTGTAGGTGACGTCGCCGGTGATGGTGACGGTGAAACGCATACCCATGATGGGCCTCCTGTGTGCACGGCCATGTGCCGGTGCTATCGCCCCCGAGGGGGCTGGGTGGCTAGGCCGACGCGGCGGCGCGCTTGGCGGCGCGGCGGGCGACCTCGGCGATGGCGACCTCGTTGCCAGCCGCAGCGGCTGCCTTCAGGTCGGCGCCGGTGGCGCGGAACGGGTCGGTGATGACGGGGGCGGCGGGGGTCTTGGTCTTGGCTGCCATGGTGGCTCCTCTGTGCTTGACCCGGCTGAAAGTTCCGGGTGATCGACACCAGCATCTCACCGGTGTCAAGTGGCTGGCCCACTTCGTGGGCCGCGCGGGATACGCTAGCGGACGTCAGTACCCACGGACAGCCATGGTCAGTGGCAGGAGCGCGACATTCGCGACCCACATGAACAGGCCGAACTTGACGTTGCCGACGAGCCGCTGGCGGAACGGCCTCACTTGAAGCGCTCGGCCGTCCGGACGTCGGCCGCCCGGATGTCGTCGTCATTGATGCGGCCGAGGCTGTGGAGGCTGACCAGACGGTCGGCCTGTTTGCCTGCCTGCTGGGCCACGTCACCGAGCGCAGAGCCTCGCGAAGCGTACTGAGCGATGCCCTCCCACGACGGAGTGATGTCGATGTGGCCCTCGGGCACCTCCGGCAGGGGCTCGTCCTCGAAGGCGACCACGCGGTTGATGATGCCGGTCATGACGACCTGATTGGTGCGACCGAGGCTGTCCTCGAACACGTTCGTGAAGTACAGGCGACTGCCCGGCCTCAGCTCACCGTCGTAGACCTGCCCGTTGAACCGGCGGCCGTCGGCGATGAAGGGCGAACCGAACGTGGCCCGGTCCTCCACATAGATGGTGCCTGTTTCGCCCTGCTGGACGAGCCACACACTGCGGTCGGTGATGACGATGAACCTCTTCATGCCTGTGCCTCCTTGGGCTCGGGAATGCCGGTGCAGTCCGGCGTGACTGGATGAGGCATGGCCTCGTCGAGCAGGCGGAGCTGCTCCTTGGTGGCTACGCCATGCCTCTCGTCGATGAGCGCATGGACTAGTAGGCTCATGAGGTCGGCGACCTTCTCGCGGGTGCCCCTGAACCCGTAGACCTGCCTGCAGATGCTGTAGGCAGACTGCCCACGGCGCTTCAGACCATGCAACTCCATGTCCAGTGCCCCCTTGCGGCTGCACGCCTGGAAGAACTCGATGCCGGTGGCGTGGAGTCCGTTTGGTTCGTTCGTGAAGGTGGTCATGTCAGTCTCCCTACGGGGCATCAGCGGCGACCCTGCAGTACGCACTGGCGGCAGCGGAAGAAGTCGAGGATGGTGAGGATGTTGTCGCAGTTCGGGACGGAGCACTTCGCGACGCGCTTCTCGGCAGGCTTGGGTGCCTGCGCCTCGTCGTACTCCTTCAGGAGCTGGTCGACGTCTTTGTTCAGCGAACAGAAGCACTCCGGATCGCACCCGGAATGGTCGACCGCGATATCGCGGATGGCGGAGATGAACTCGGTTTCGGTCATGTCTAGCGTGCTCCCAGTGCCTTGCGCAGGCTCTTGATGACCTGCTCGTGATGGATGCGGTCGAACTCTGCCTGCTCGGCAGGCGTGCGGGTCATGTCGCGAAGCGACTCGACGCCGAAGCCCTCGGCCGTGAAGGTCTGCGTGCCTCGGCGCCAGTAGCAGGTGACCACGACGCCCTTCTCGATGATGGCGACAAGGACGTCGCCGTTCGACTGGCCGTCGGACCGCTGCTCGCCGAACCGGCGGATGATGCGTGCCTCCTTGCCCTTGGGCGGCCGGGCGGCTTCAAGCTCGTTGATGATGGCGACTGCCTCGGGGGCAGGCATGCGGCCGAGAAGCTGGCCGCGAGCGTGGATGCTGACGTTCACAGGTCGATGCTCTCCTTGGCGCCGAAGTCGTAGATGGCGAGCTGTCCGGCTTCCTGCCCGAGGCGGATGGCCGTCTCGCGGTTGCGGATGTGCCTGACGGCGTCGATGTAGACGCTGCCCTCGTTGAGCCACGTGCCGACGAGGTCGGTCATGTACTCGCCTGCCACGGCCCGGCAGGTCCAGATGATGGAGTCGGCCGTGACGTCCTTGGCAGGCATGACCGCGCCGCCGATGGCGACGGCGTACCCGGCGATGGGTGAGAACGGGGTGAGGTCACGCTGGTTGTACGTGCCTCCGCCGTTCTCAGCGAGGTCGGCCAGCACCTGCTGTGCCTGAGTGATCTTGTCCACGTGTGCCTCCTTGGGGCTGGGTCGTCGGCCGGACTGGCCGCTGTTCGATGCCATCGTCTCATGGCTGTCAAGCCGACAGGGGACTTCGTCCCCTACCTGTGTGATGCGGGCGTCATGATGCGCGGACATCTAGGCAGGCTCGCTGTGCGTGAGGTCCCACCGGCCGTGATGCTTGTCCCACACCGGGACGGTGATCCGCTTCGGCGGCCGGGCAGGTCCGTGCTCTGCCTCCATGCGTGCCAGCCAGCCCATCGAGCCATGGTGGTGGCTCTACTCGGCCGAGGCAGTGAGAGCTGCCTGTAGCCATGCGGGGGTTCCTGCCTTGAACGCGAGGTCGTGACGGCCGGTGCGGAGCGTAGCCAGACCCTCGGTCTGAGCCACGAGCCACGTGGTTGCCTGCATGGTGCTCGGAGGCACGTCACGCAGGTTGGCAGCTACGTTGTAGGCATGGGCCACGAGGCGGTACTGCCGGTCGCCGTTCACCCGGCGCAGCGCTCCGCCGGTGGCGACGCGAACTGCCCACGTGTCCACGACGACAGAGTCGAGGTCTCCCATGATGGCATCCACGAAGGCACGCACCTTCAGGGCCGAGGTCAGCCGCGGCTCGGTGACCGTGGGGTCCAAGGCACGCCAAGCGGCTGCCCAGTTGCGCTTGAACGTGGTTGCCTTGGGGCAGGCACGACCCTCCGCACGAGCCACGGCGAAGCTGTATGCATCGAACACGTTCCATCGCCACGGGTTCCGGGGCGACAGGGCAGCGATGGTTAGCACGACACGGCGAGTGTCGATGCCGGTCTGGTCAGCGATCATCGCCGCCAGCTTGCCTGCCTCCGGGTACCAGCGGGCACCTGCCTCACGCTGCACGGGGGATGCATGGTCCCACGTGGCGAGAATGTTGGCGACCATGTCGCCGTGGTCGAGGTGGTTCACGCGTGCCTCCGGTTGCGCCGCGCAACGTGCCAGTTGGCGGTGCGGCAGTGCTGGCTGTACTCACCGGCATGGTAGTAGCCTCGACAGAGGCTGCAGATGGCAAGGAACGGGATGCCAAGCCTCTTGGCTGCGGGGTACTGTGTGGTCATGTGCCTAGGCACCTCCATGTGATGCGGTGGCGGCGAAGTCCGTCGCTCGACCGGTCGGCAGCCATCGTCTCATGGCTGTCAAGCGGTCGGCCGACGGAGTCGGCCTGTGTGTGATTACGCGCTGCGCGCCCAAGCCTCGGCGGCAGCCAGCTCCTCCGGCTTGGCATCGTCGAGCTGGTCGCGCCTGCCTGCCAGCACCCAGCTAGGCACGGGACGCGCACGGCGGCAACGGCTCGGCTTCGGCCGGGCCATGGTCCGGTGAGTCTCCGTGCTCAGATGGACGGCTATGGACTTGGGTCGAGTGCCACAGATCAGGCACATGCCTGTGCTCACAGCTTGCACCAGCGCCAGCCATCGACCTGTAGAGCGTGGTCAGCTTCGATGAAGGCACCACACGTGCCTGCGTGCCCGGCCGGGCGGTTGCAGCGGTTGGTCGTCATGGTGCTCACAGGACCTCGAAGCCCTTCGGGCTGTAGATGGCGGTCAGCTCACGTGCCGTGGCAGGCACGTCCTGCTCGCTGGCGTAGAGCTGATCGAGGTTGATCGCCCGGTCGGCCTTGATCGGGTCGCCAAGGGTCGGCTCCACGCGTGCCTTGGCAGCCGTGGGCAGGCAGGCTCGCGCCTTGACCCACGGGGAGGTGCGGAACGTGTTGGGGGAGGTGAACGATGCCATGATGGCTCCTTGTGTGCCTGAGTGCCTAGAGGCGCTCGCTGCTGCCTGCCGGTGAGGGCAGGCAGCCGTGAGAGTCGCGAGGTCAGTCGGCGAGGTTGCGGCGATCCTCTTCGGCCTCAACGAGGCAGATCAGCGACTCGACGCGCTGGTAGGCAGGATCGTGGGCAGGCCGCCGCACGAGCTGCCAAGCGAGCTTCTCCAAGCGCTCCCCAAGCTCGATCAGCCGGTCGTCGGTCAGGCAGGCGATGTCGGATGCGGTGATGCTGTTCATGGTCATGGCGGGGTCCTTTCGGTGTGCCTGCCTGCCCTTGACCGGGCAGGCAGGTGGGTGAGTGGGCAGGCAGGCTAGGCGAGGCGGGCGGACGGCTTCGAGCTGACCACGTAGCCCCGGCGGCGGCTGGACTTGCCACGGATGATCTGGGTCCGCTCGGCGACCACCTCGGGGACGATGGTGACCACAGCGAAGCTGTGGCGCTTGCCTGCCTGCTTGTGCCCGAAGGGGCGAGAGCACCGGACGCCGTTCCGGCTGATCCGGCACTGGCCGACCTTCGGCGTGCGGGACTTCGTCCGGCGGGTGGAAGTGCGGGCAGGCACCTTGGGGGCAGGCGACTCGACGACCTCGGTCGAGGTGGTGGTGCCGTCGGCGAAGACGACGATGTGCCACGTCTTGCCAGCTACGCTGAGGGTCTTGTCCAGCACGATTGCCGGACCGACCGGCAGCGAAGCTGCGGCGCGGTTGAGCGTGCCTCGGTGCTCGCCCTTGTGACCGAGCAGGCGGCCACAGGACTTCGTCCGGCAGGCGGCGGAACGGGAGAGACCGGGAAGGATCGGGTTGCGAGCTGCCATGGTTGCGTCTCCTTCGGAGAGTGGGTCCGGGCCGATCTGGCCGGGTTTCCAACGTCTCATGGCGGTGTTGGGTTCCGAACCCTGCGCAGAACTGCGCGCGGTTCGTGCCCTGCGTGATCGCAACGACGTAGTCGTCGTGCGCGCGAGGCTTCCGGACTATTCGACGGATGTTGAAGGTCACGGCACGCAGTACTGCGCGTGGTGAGCACGGCGTGGCATGTCCGTCAGGACCAAGGCTGTTTGCTGCAGGCAAACCTACTCGGTGCCAGTGGGCAGGGCACCACGCTACGACTACGTCGTCGCACGTGGTGCTGTGCCCGGGCGCGCGGAGTTGCGAAACGGAGCGCCCCCACCCCGCTACCCCCGTCATTGCAGCGCGGCGGCGGCGGCGGCGGACATGCCGGGACCCTCGGCTGGACGATCCGACGACCCACCCCGGGTACCCCTTCGTCCAGAGCCCCGGGACGGCCCTCGACCACGTCGGAGTCCCGCGATTTCATGGCGTCCACGGCTCGTCGAGAGGGCTCGGGTGCAGGGTTTCCGTGCTCAGGGTGCAGGGTTTGCAGACTTGCCAGCAATCTCCTAGAGGAGGTCACTTCGTGGGGAAACTCAGGGAACCCTGCATACCCTGCACAACCCTTCACCGGGTCCTCCGCGCGCTCCTGTACGAGGGGCCTTCGAGGGGTCTGGTACCTTGATGACGAGCCGTGGTCGCAACCTCGCATGGGGATGCTCAGGAGCGCCGTCCGGGTCGAGCAACGGTCACGATGTCCGCTGCTTCGGACCGCCTCGGATCGGCTACAATGGAGTCACGAGGTCACCACATGGGTGGCCCGAAGCGGAGGGTCCCACATGGGTACCACGTTCACTGCCACCAGCAAGGCCGCCGAGGCCCCAAACGTCGAGGAGGGCATGTACGATGCCGTCTTCACCGGCGTCACGTCCAAGCGCGTCAAGGGCGGCCTGTACACGAAGGACACCGAGAACGGCGACCTGAAGCTCGAATGGGGCTTCACGCTCCTCGACGACGAGGGGAACGAGCTGTACGACGACGGCGACCCCGTCGAGCTGTCCAAGCTCACCGGCACCGGCTTCAACATCGCGTCGAAGACCGTCCCGCAGGAGGTCCGCGTCCTGAAGGCGCTGCTCACCCCCGCCGAGTTCGCCAAGTTCGAGGCCGGTGACGGCGTGGACGAGGAGAGCCTGAAGGGCCGCAAGTGTCAGGTCGAGGTCTTCGTCAAGGAGAACGGCTGGCCCGGCATCGGGAACGTCATCGCAGCCCGCAAGGCGCGCTCGTCCAGCAAGTAGACCCATGCGGCCGGGACTCGCCCCCCCGGTCGCGATGCCATGAAGCCTCTGTGCCTCCACTACATGCCCCGTGCCCTCGACCGCTGTGGCCGACCGCTGGGGCATCGAGGCAAGCATGCGAACATTGACGCCGTTGCCCGAGAGCGGGCCACGCAGAACGACCGGGCCATGCGCTACCGCGCCACGGCCAAGGGCCAGCTCGCGAGCATTCGGTGCAAGGCCAAGGAGCGAGGATGACACCCAAGGACGACATCGAGCTGAGGAAGAGGGCGCTGTTCAAGGCCGCGCGCTCCGCCGTCCGGCTCCGCCACTCCCTCGAAGCCGACGCCGAGCTGAACGAGGTGCTCCCCCGGTTGGAGCGGGCGTTCGACAGCGCCGTCTCGCGCGGCACGCTGCCCGACGTGGCGCTCATGCTGCGTGAGGCCCGCGTCCTCCACGACTCATGAGGGCGCTCATCGCCCGGCTTCTCCGCTGGGACTGCATGTTCAAGGACTGGGACGACGACGACTGCCTGTATTGGCATCGGGTGTATGGTTGTAGTCCGTGCCGCCATTGCTCGTGGCGGTTCTCTCTGTGAGCGGGCTCGACCGCCCGGAGCGGAACCTCCGCATCCTCGACTTCGACATCGAGAACCGCCCCCTCTCGTACTGGGTCCCTGACCGTCCGACGGCCGAGGTGACCAGCATCGCGTGGATGGTGGCGGGCGACCACGACAGCCTGCGAGTGGTCGGACTGGCGCCGCCCTGCTGGCACAACGGACATGATGTCCGTTGCCCGGACATGCCCCCGTTCCTCATGAGCATGCCCGACCTGCTCGAAGAGTTCCGCGCCGAGTACGACCGGGCCGACATGGTCACCGGGCACTACATCCTCATGCACGACCTGCCCATCGTCAACGCCATGCTGTACGAGCAGCGCATGCCGCTCCTCACCGACAAGCTGGCGCACGACACCAAGGTCCACATGTTCTCGAAGAAGGACCTCCCGGCGACGCAGGAGTACCTGTTGGAGCTGCTCGACGTTACCTGCCCGCTGGGCATGGCGTTGGAGAAGTACCACATGACCCAGCCCCGGTGGAGGGAGGCCAACCGCCTGTCCCCCGAGGGCACCGCGCTGACCAAGCGCCGAGTCACCAGCGACGTCCACGCACACTCGCACATGCGGGAGGCCATGCTCGACGCTGGCTGGCTGAAGAGCCCCACGGTCTGGCGCTCAGGCGGCGAGGACGTGGTCGTAGGGCGGGCGGCAACCGGCGAGTCGAAGTGAACCGCTCCCCGCTCGTCGCGGCTGCCGGGGAGTACCTGTCACTCGGCCTCTCGGTCATCGCCCTCACCGGCAAGACCCCGAACGTCAGCGTCCACCGGCACGGCAAGGACGAGCCCCTCACCGGGGCGCCCGAGTCGCCGGAGGACTGGGACCTTCTGGCCCGCGTCTTCGACCACCCCGACACCACCGGCGTCGGCATCCTGACCAACTTCCCGTACGTCGTCGCTGACATCGACGGCCCGGAGGGCGCCGAGCAGTGGGCCGCCCTCGTCGGCGACCCCCTGCAGTACGCGACGTGGGTCGCCAAGACCGGGCGCGGCCTGCACCTCTGGTACGGGACCACCCAGCCCACGGGCACCATCAAGCTCGACTCGAAGCTCGACCTGAAGGGCGACGGCGGGTACGTCGCCGCCCCGCCGAGCAAGCACCCCGATGGCCCCGTGTACGAGTGGCTCGTTGCGCCGAGCGCGTCGGAGCCTCCGAAGGAGGTTCCAGAGCCGCTCGCTCGGCGCATCGCGGACCACCAGTTCAACCTCACCCGAAGGGTCGGGGCGAAGGTCCAGCAGCGCACCGTCCGCAAGCCGCGCTATGCTGAAGGCGACACGGTCTTCTACGCTCAGGCAGGGTACGACTCCCTCATCAACGCGGTGCGGGACGCCGCGCAGGGGAACCGGAACAACATGCTGCACTGGGCGGCAGCCACCATGGCAGAGGAGGGCGGCATCGACGAGGACTTCGAGGAGCTGCGGGCGACCGCGCTCTTCATCGGGCTCGACCCCGTCGAGGTGAACCGCACCATCAGGAGCGCCCGCCGTGACCGGTGAGGCCATCTTCAACCTCGGCCCCGAGGACTTCCAGCAGGCCGAGTGGCTCGCCCACTACATGGACCGCGAGTGGCGGTTCGACCACACGGCCGAGCGCTGGCACCACTGGGACGGGAACCGCTGGGCGCCGGACCAGACGAGGCAGGTCGAGCGCCGGGTCGCTGAGCTGGCGGCCACCAACATCGCGAACGCCAGCACTGACGGGGAGCGCAAGGCCCTCATCAAGCTGCTCGGGCTCCCGGCCACCCGCCGTGCGCTCGAAGCGCTCGCGACGTTCCCCGACTACGGCACGAACGGCGACGACTGGGACGCCATCCCGCACCTGCTGGGCACGGAGTCCGGCATCATGGACCTCCGCACGAACAGCCTCATCACGAAGCCGGACCCCAGCATGCTGGTGACCAAGAGCACGGGGTGCAAGATCAAGCGGGTGGAGTCCCCCGCCGACTTCGACGACGCCGCGCCCATCTTCATGCAGGTCATGCGGGACTGGATGTCGGGAGACGACAGCATGGTCGCCTTCCTGCTCCTCTGGTTCGGCGCCAGCCTCTTCGGCTTCACGCCGGAGCAGCGCTTCCTGCTCATGACCGGCATCGGCCGCAACGGTAAGGGCGCCCTGAAGCACTCGGTCATGAAGGCCGTGGGCGAGTACGGCGGCCAGTACGACGCGAACCTCTACATGCGGACCCGGTTCGGCGCCGCCCGGTCCGATCAGGCCCGGGCCGACCTCATCGCCCTGAAGGGCAAGCGCATCACGTTCTTCTCGGAGCCCGAGGGCGGGCGCTTCAACGACGAGCTGCTGAAGGCGCACACCGGCGGGGACCGCATCACCGCCCGCGCCCTGCACTCGAACAACGTCCAGAGCTGGGACCCGACCCACAGCATCACATTCCTCGTCAACAACGCGCCGGAGGTGGAGGACCTCGGTCCGTCCATGGCCGCCCGCGTCATGGTGGCCGACTTCCGAGAGCGCTACGACGGCGACAAGGAGGACAAGCGCCTGTACGGGAAGCTCGAACGCGAGGCCGAGGGCATCCTCGGCATCCTGTGCTGGGCCGCGAGCGCGTGGCACGCCTCGTGGAGCGAGGGACTGGGCGGCATCGAGCTGCCGGAGCGCGTGAAGGAGCAGTCGAAGGCGTTCATGGAGCGCAACGACCCGGTCGCCAACTGGCTCAACGAGCGCGCCGAGTTCGACGCCGACGGCCACTGCGCCTCGCAGGTGGCCTACGAGAGCTTCCTGAGCTGGTTCAGCCACTCCGACACCCCCGGCGAGGCCCCGAGCAGCGTCAAGTGGGCTCAGGCCATGGAGAAGAAGGGCCTGCGCAAGGAGAAGACCAAGTTCGGCATGCGCTGGAAGGGCTTCCGGCTCCTCAACGCCATGGCGCTGGCCGAGCGCGGCATCGGTGACGACGAGGACGAGACTCCGTGAGCGCCCCGAAGCCCCCGGAGTGCCCCAACTGCGGCGTCCGGCACCGCACCATCACCTTCGACCAGTGCGTAGACCGCTCCATGAGCGAGAAGACGCTGCAGGAGAAGGTCATGGGGCGCGCCCGGCGCCGGAACTGGAAGGTCGCGCACGCCGGGAAGCTCTGGCTGCCCCCGAAGGACGGCCGCGAGGGCATGTGGCTGACCCCGATGGCGACCGGATGGCCCGACCTGACGCTCGCGAAGGAGGGGCACGCCCTCATCTTCATGGAGCTGAAGACCGAGGAGGGCAAAGTGGACGACGACCAGTGGTTCTGGCTCCGTCTGCTAAACTCGACGGGCAATCACGCGGTCATCGTGCGCCCTTCCGACCTTCGGGAGGGCCGGGTCACCGCCATTCTGAACGAAGGAGCCCCGCTTGGCCGTTAGGTGCCTCATCTGTCAGAACGAGGCGCTGCGCGGATACGTGAACGACGGCCTGAACCGGGGTCTGAGCAACGCGGGCATCGCCGCGAGCATCGAGTCCCTCGGCGGGAAGCTCGATCCCGACGTCGTGGGCCGCCACAAGGCCCGGCACTGGACGAAGCCGGTCGCGCCGGACGCTCCGAAGCCCACCAGCCGCGACCTCGCCGTCATCATGCGCGACAAGGTCGCCGAGGCGGTGGAGGACATGGAGCCGGAGGCCCTCCTGTACATGGGGAAGGACCTCGCACCCATGGTTGGCAAGGGCCTGCAGGCGCAGGCGATCCTCGACAAGCGCGAGGCGACCAACAAGAAGCTCGGCATCGCCGCCGGAGCCCTCTCACTGCAGGCGTGGCTCGCCGGGCTCCGCGAGGCCCCAGTTCCCGCCGATCTGGCGGAGCTGGACGACGGGAACACCGTCGAGGGCGACTTCGAGGAGCTTGATGGCTAGGATCAAGCGCTTCAACTACGGCAAGACCACGTGGGCGTTGCAGGACCTGATCCTGCAGCGCTTCTTCGGCTTCGACGAGGTCGCGCTGCAGGCCGGGCAGGACATTCGGGCCTTCGCGCGGCACGCGCTCGGCATCGACCTCCACGTGGGGCAGGTGGCGTTCGCCGCCATGGTCCTGATGCGCCATCCGGTGACCCCGTGGACGGCGAAGTACCTCACGCTCCTCCTGACGTCGGGCAACCGGGCAGGCAAGACGTCCCTGCTCGCCATCATCATCATCTACTCCTGCCTGCGCAAGCTGAACCGCCCGGTCCCGACGACCGAGGACGAGGCGCGGCGCTGGCTGGCGTTGGAGTACCACTGGTACCACTTCGGCATCTCGCAGGAGGTCGCCGACCTCGTCTTCAACGACGTCGTCCGCATGCTGGGCGGCACCCACGAGGGCCAGCAGGACCGGGGCTGCCCGCTGACCAAGGACAGGCCCATCGCGGTGTGGGACACCAAGGAGTACGGCGACTACCGCTGGGTCCGGTTCTCCGCTGATGTCGGCGGGGCCGAACTGCACTTCCGGACCACGGGCGAGAAGGCGCTGTCCTCGCTGGGCAAGGACATGCACGGCCTGAGCTTCGACGAGGCGGGCCTCGAACGCAACCTCGACTTCCTCATCAAGGAGGTCTTCGGCTTCCGGCGCCTCGGCACCGGCGGCCAGCTCATCATGGCGTCCACTCCGTCCGAGGCGCTGGGCTACGCCTTCGCCGACAACTGGGAGAAGGGCAACCCCGCCAAGCCGGACCGCCTGCCGAGCTGGCAGTCGATGCGCATGAGCACCCGCGACAACGTCGGGTATGGCCTGACCATGGACATGTTCGAGCGGCTGACCGCCGACATGGATGAGCGAACCATCCGCCAGAACGTGGACGGCGAGTTCCTGCAGACGGCGGCGGCCTACTTCAACGGCGCCAACGTCGAGAGCGCGTTCGCCTACGGGATGCCGGAGCGGGTCCGGCCGACCAAGGGCGGGGTCTACCTGCAGGGCATCGACCCCGCGAAGAACGACGACAGCATGTGGTCCATCACGGTCAAGGTCGTGGACAACCCCGAGGACCCCTCCCGACCGTACCTCGTCGGGGTCCGGGCGGAGGAGCGGACGGGCCAGAAGAGCACCGAGGTCATGGTTGGCATGGCCGTGGACGGCTTCAACGCCTACGAAGTCCCGCGTCTCGGGTCGCACTGCTATACTGCTACTGACGCCACAGGCTTCGGTGGCAAGATGTTCCGTGAGGCTCTTGACCTCGAAGTCCCGAACGTCACCAACGTCGAGTTCGGCGGCACGGTCCAGAAGAAGCGCAAGCTGCTCGGGGACCTGCGGACGCTCATCGACGAGGGGAGGCTCATCCTTCCCCGAGAAGGCATCTGGCTGAAGGTTCGCCGACAGCTCCTTGGGTACAAGTTGGAGGATCGTGGGATCGAGCAGGACGCAGTGATGGCACTCGTTTGCGCCGTCCACCTTCTCCGCATCGCCCATACCTCCGAGGCAACCGCCGTCCCGTTCGACGTGGACGGCACTCACGTATTCCAGTCCGAAAGCACGACGTACACCATGGCCCAGCAGATTGCCCACGACAGGCTGAAGGCCCGGCAGCTCAATGGCTAATCCCGGCCCCGCCCAGTTCCTCGATTCGTCCAGCTACGCGGACATGACGCTCACGCGTGGCGTGCGCCACGCGGCCGACGAGAAGACCAAGGCGCTGCTCATCTCCCTCGAAGGGCGCGTCAACAGCGTCCGGCAGGAGCACGCGATCTTCACCAAGTGGTGTGATCGAGCCGACAAGATGTACTACCCGGAGACGATCAACGAGTCGTCCGGCGTGGACCTCTGGCCGGAGCACGAGTCCGCGAAGGTCAACGGGCGCCAGCACGTCTCGCTGTCGCTGCCCACCCCATACATCGACGTCCCCGCCGCCCTGCAGGCAGTCGAGCCCATCGAGAACATCCTCCCGACCGGCTCCTCCCAGCAGGAGGTCAACGCCGCTGCGGCCACCGAGCGCACCTACGTCGCGTGGAAGAACGCCGAGGACTTCGACCTGAAGTGGCACAAGGCCATCGTGACCAAGGGCCTGTACGGGCGCACGGCCGCTCGCGTCTACTGGGACAAGGACGCCGAAGGCGGCGGCCGACCGGTCGTCGAGGTCATCAACCAGCCCCGGCACCTGTTCATGGGCTGGAAGACGGACAACTTCGAGCAGCTCGAATGGGCCGCCTACCGGCAGTACTACGAGCCGAACGCCCTGACCGAGGAGTTCGGCGTTCAGGTGACGCAAGTCACCGGCGACGACGGGCACATCCTCCCGTTCGTGCAGCAGGCGTCGTGGGACGACGTCCCGGCCCGGCCGTCGGCCGCGCTCGGCAACACCCGCATCGAGGTGTGGGACTACTGGTACCGGCAGGCAGTCTGGCGCGGCCAGAAGTTCGTCCGCATGGACACCTACAACATGGTCGTGGCGGGCAACGTCGTGCTCCGCCCGCCGACGGTGTACAAGGAGTACAAGGGCAGGCTGCCCTACGTGCCCCTGTTCAACACGTTCGTGCCCGGCGTGCCCAACGGCCGCCCGGACCTGTACGACATCGAGCCCCTCATCCGCGAGAAGATGGAGCGCATCACCAACGGCTCGCAGATGATTGCGAACGTGACCGGTGGCGACGCCTACCAGCTCGTCGGACCCGACGCCCCCATGCGGGTGCCGCAGGGCCTGAAGCCCGTCAAGGGTGGCATCGTGGCCCCGGGACCGGGCAACCGGATCGAGGTCATCACCCCGTTCATCGCCCAGTTCCAGTTGGAGCAGTTCCTCGTCCGCATCGACCGGGAGCTGGCGACCATCAGCGGCCTCAACGAGCTGCTCCTCGGCCTCGCCCCCGCGCAGGTCCTGTCGTCCTCGAAGGCGATCAACGCCCTCATCAGCAACTACGAGGCCCGCCTCTCCATCCGCCGGAAGCTCCTGTACAAGTGGCGCCGGGACGTGTGGACGCTGGCCCTCACCATCTTCGCCGAGAAGAACGAGACGGTGCGCGGCATCGTCGAGCGCGGCTCCGGGTTCCTCGACATTCAGGACCCCAGCCTCAACCCAAAGGACGAGCTGGAAACGGCCACCCGCGCCATCAACCTCATGAACGCCAAGCTCTGGTCGCAGCGCCGCGCCATGGACGCCGTCGGCGTGGACGACCCCGAGACGGAGCAGGACTTCATCCGCGAGGAGCGGACGGACGCCACCCTGTTCCCGGCCGACGTTCAGGTCATGGCCCAGCTCCTCGGAGCCCTGCAGTCCCTCGGCATCAACGCGCCGCAGGGCGCGCAGGCTGCGGCTCAGGCTCAGGCAGGCTCCGGCACCGAGGGCCTCCGGCAGGCGCTCGGCGCGGCAACCCCCAACGGCATGCCCGGCGGCCCCGGCCCCGGCGGCGCACCGGAGGCCGAGGGCATCACGCCCCCCATCCCGGGCGCCAGCCCGAACGCGGGCGGAGAGGCTCCTCTCATCAGCGCCCCCGACAACCAGCCCGTCATGCAGGGCATGGTGCAGGGCGGTGAGGCCAAGGGTCGCATCATGACGCAGCAGCGCCTAGGTCGTAGGTAGGTATGAAGCGCATCAATCCGGACAGGCCGCAGACACCGGCTGAACTGTCTGCCCGGTACCGCAAGAACCGTAAGGACGACCCCGTACGCCGTGCCCGGATGGTCGAACAGGCCCGCTCTTGGCGCTTCGAGACGAAGTATGGCATCACTGTCGTTCAGTACGAGGCAATGGTGATTGAGCAGGATGGGCTGTGCGCAGCCTGCCGTAAGGCTCCGCTGGGACGTCTTCATGTTGACCACAACCATCTGACCGGCATGGTTCGCGGTCTGCTGTGTGGGCCGTGCAATCGCGCACTGGGATACATCGAGCATCCACTTCGGTCCGACTGGGACCAGTACATCGCGAGGTTCCGCTAGTGGCCCGCACCGGCAGGTTCGGGCGCCAGCCCCGGCAGGCACAGAGCCTGACGAACACCCTCGTCGCCATCGCCCGCGAGTTCCAGAACCAGCGGGCTCAGAACATCATGGACGCGTGGCAGAAGGGCGGCACGTTCGAGGGGAAGAAGGCGACCGACAGCGTCGTCCTCGCGTTCTGGAAGGACAAGATGAGCGGCGTCTCGAAGGACGACCCGCTCTACGACACGTACAAGAACGCCCACTCGCAGCTCGACTACAGCATCGCCGAGTCCAAGATGACGGCCGGGTACGCCACGAAGAAGTACTCCGACGGGCAGATGGTGTCGTTCTACCTCAACTGGGCCAAGAAGGTCCCGAAGGACAGCGAGTTCTACCGCGTCCTGCAGCGCGACGCCGGGCAGTACATGCGCACCCAGCAGGCCACGAGCAGGGCCAGCTCCGACCAGCTCCGCGAGCTGCGCTACCAGAAGGCGCAGGCCGGGACGCAGAAGCAGATGGAGGCCGGTGGCGAGTACGTCATCGACACCCTGCGCCGCATCGCGCAGTCCGGCTACGTCAACGGCGGCATCGCGTCAGTCATCTCCGGTCCGGGCTCCGGATCGGACCTGACCGACTTCGACCCGAATGACCCCGACGTCATGCTGCGGCTCATCGCCGCCATCACGACGCGCGAGAACCCCGGCGCGGAGACGAAGAAGCGCGTCGGCCCCGACGGCGTCGTCACAGGCGACAAGGGCGAGTTCATCGGCAACCCCGACACCCTGTACCACGACGACGACGGAAGGCCCGTCACCGGCACCGACATCATGCGCGTGCTGGGCAACCGAGTTCCGGGGCTCACCGAGGGCCAGCCCTTCACCATCAACCTCGTCACCGACATCCTCGACACGCAGATGGCTGGCCTCAACGAGCGCATCGCCCGCGCGAAGAAGACCGGCCACATGACCGACGTCGCCAGCCTGACGAAGAGCAAGGGCTACGTCGCCACTCTGAAGCGTCAGGCGGCTGCCTATCCGGTCCAGCGTGCCTACGAGGAGGCTCGTGCGGACTACGACGCGGTCGTGGGCGACAAGTCGTCCAGCCCGGCCGCCGTGCTGAAGGCGTGGGACGAGTACTCCGCCACCCTTACCAGCCTGTCGAACGACCCGCGCATCGCGGCCGACGACGCCACGCGCACCCGGCTGATCGCTGAGCGTGACGGCACCACCGGCGTCCCGACGCTGCATGAGACCTTCACCGGCCTCGGCAACGCCGACTTCGACGCTGCCTCCGCCAAGGACAGCGCGGAGAACGCGGCCAACATCCAGTTCCTTCGCGACCAGACCGAGGCAGTCGCCACGTCAGAGGGCGCAATCGTCTGGACGTACGGCGAGCTGGACAGCAACGGCATCTTCCAGCCCAAGTCCGGCGGAACCCGCATCGGGGCCGCCACCATCGACGCCGTCAAGGGCGGCGGCGCCAACATGCAGGCCATCACCATCGACGACCCGCGCGGTGGAGTCCCGATCACGATGATGGTCACCGGCACACCCATCTACGCCGTTGCGAAGCACCCGGAAACTGGCGACCCGCTCAGTAGTTCGAACAGTAACCCCATCGGCTGGGCCTACGACATCCCGAAGGGCGATACCTTCGAGACGCAGTACGGCATCCAGACGAAGGCCGGGCTCGTCTTCAGCGCCGATCCTCCCTACGACCCGTCGCTGCCGACCACCAACAGCGGCAAGGGTGGTCCCCACATCGAAGTGGACCTGTCTGCCTACGTCGCCCGCAGCCTCGGCTACGACGGGCTGGACCCAGTCACGGGTCAGTACGCCACCAAGCCTGCTCTCGACACTGACGTGGACCTCCCCGGTGGCATCCACGTTGTGGAGGCTGGCATTTGGAACGCGAGGACCCGGACCGTCAAGCCCGGAACCATCGTGTTCGATCCGCAGGACGCGGCCCAGTCCACTGACACCCGCAATGGCATCGGTACTCCGGACCCCATCAGCGACTTCACCTCGCTGACGCTGTCGAACCTGATGATGTCCTACGACGGCCGTGCCATCCTCTCGAACCTCGACAAGTATCCCGAGTTCAAGCAGACCATCGACCGTGACGTCTACACCTACGCTGGATACCAGCAGGACGTGAAGACGGGCGCGTGGGTTCCCGGCACCAACGCCGACCCCAACAAGCTGGCTGAAGCCATGGGCCAGCGGGACATGGTGGTCAACGCCAAGACGTTCACCGACTTCGTCAGCACTGCTGCATCCACGTGGCAGCGCACCGTGACAGGCTCCCCGTTCCTCGGTGGTGATAAGAAGACCGGCAACTCCGGCGTCGGTTTCACGGCCGAGGGCTTCGCCAAGTTGGCAACTGACCTCGTTCAGGGCACGCCCTTCGAGGCGCTGGGCGACGTCTTCAAGCCCGGCACTGCTACAATCAAGCCTGCGGAGCTGGCACCGGCCAGCTCTCCGCTCCAGATCAAGCCAGTCTCCGTCATCAAGGCTCCCGCAGTGCCCACCGTCAACGTCAGCACCGGCTTCACCACCGGCCCAGTCGCCTCGCAGACCGGCTCGCAGCCGCCTGCGCAGACCGGATCGCAGGCTCCTGCGCAGACCGGGTCGCAGCCGCCTAGGACTGGCACCACCGGCGGCGGCAACATCGGGCGCATTCGCCTGTGAGCGCATGGACCCAGCGTAATGGTGGAAGTTCGGCGGTAGCCGGTTCCGGCTCGCGCACGTTCAACTCCGGTGGAGTTGGGCTTCCCTCTGGCGTCGGCGGGGTCTACCAGCCCACGCCCTCTGGCCCTTCCGGGCCGACCCCATCCGGCGGCGACCAGCCACCCGGCGTGGTCAGCATCAACTTGCTCGACCCGGCGGCCACGTCCGTCGATCCCATCAGCCAGCTCATGGACGGCCTCCGGCAGGCCACCGTCGGCGGCAATGAGAACCGTGACGCCAAGGGGTTCAAGGACCCCAGCTTCCTCGGTGGCATCCCTGTCCTCGGCGACCTCGGGCGCGGCGCTGCCGACCTGATCGGTGGGGCTGGCGAGGTCTTCGGCGGCGCAACGGCGGCAGTCGGCGGCGCGCTCGAACGCATCCCGGCAGGCATCATCCCGGGCACCGGACCGTCCATGGTGGCGACCGACGAGGGGCTCGTCACGCCTGAACAGGCGATGCAGAGCGAGTACGACGCCATCGCCAACACTCCCGAGGGTGCCGAGTTCCGCAAGCAGTACGACGAGGCCATCGCCAAGGAGGAGGGCCTGTTCGGCACCGGGCTCCTCGACGACAACGCCCACTGGAAGAGCCTCGCCATCCGCAAGTGGCGCGAGGACCAGCAGTACGAGAAGCCCAGCCTCGCGGCCGGTGCGTTCACTCCGCCGGGCTCCCTGTCCGACACCGTGATGAACATGTTCGACGTGCTCGGCGTGTCGGCCACGGTCGTCGCCAAGGGCTGGGCGCAGCTCGACACACAGGAGGGCATGGATCGCCTCGACGCCATCGAGGCCGTCGGAGATGGCGAGTACGCGTTCGACGAGGACAAGGGGCTCGCCGGTACGGGGCTCTTTGCGGGCGACCCGACGACCGGGCTCAACGACATGGAGCAGCTCATCTACGCCAAGTACAAGGCGGGTGACTGGACACGCGATCAGGCGATGGACTTCATCGCCACCAACCAGCAGGCGTACGGCCACTCCGCTGTCGCCAACATCGCTGGCTACATGGCCCTCGACCCCATCAACATCGCCACCCTCGGCGCTGGCGTCATCGCCAAGGTAGGCGCCACCGGCGCCCTGCAAGTCAGCCGTCTGGCCGCCGCCGAGCAGAAGCTCAACACCATCGGCAAGTCACTCGACGAGGCCAACGCCGCACTGAAGCTGGCACGTGGAGTGAAGGCCAGCAAGGGTGTCCCCGCCGTCAAGGGACTGGGCAAGCGAGCCGTCAAGGAAGCGAAGCTGAAGGTTGAGGCCATCACCAAGGAGGCCGACGACGCCCGCGCTAGCGTCGAGGCGTTCAAGGCGTACCACTCCGGCGGTAGCTCCATCCGTGGAGCCAACATCATCGCTCGCGCAGCCGAGGGAAGCACCAAGGTCAGCTCGTCGCTCCGCTTCGCCGGTCGCATGTACGGCGGCCTCGAAGGCACCAGCATCGGTCGGGCAGCCAAGGTCACTCGTACCCTGATCGACCCGCTCCACGCCATCGACCTCGGCAACCCGGCCGCCGCCCGGTTCGTGGACCTGTACAGCGACTCTATCCCCCGCTCAGTGGTGGACACGCTCGGCGTCCACCACTACAAGGGCATCCTCGACGACGCACTTCGCATGGACTCGACGCGCGGGATGTACGACCAGATCACGGACGACATCGCCGTCGCCAGCACGAACCTCGGGCGCGAGGGAGTCGTCGAGCTGTACCGGGCAACGAACATGGCGGGCAACCTCGGCGAGGAGCTGATGAAGGTCGAGCCCGAGGACCTGATGAGCGCGGCCATCGCTACCACGAAGCACCGCGACCTGCAGAAGTGGCTCCGCTACAACGCGCTGAAGCACGTGCAGGTGGACACGTGGACGAAGACGTCCCATGAGACGCTGGCCCGTGGCCTCGAACAGGCATACCATACGCGAACAGCCGACGAGTGGATGCAGGCGTTCAAGACCATGTCGAAGGAGCAGAAGTCGCTCTACAAGTTCGCGGTCTACGGCGCAGCGAACCGGAACCTGATCGACTACGTCGCCACCATGTCGGACGACGTGGCCTCCCTGCTCCCGTTCCCGAAGCAGCGCATGGTCCTGCTCGCCAAGGGCACTCTGACCCGGGTCGGCGGGGAGTCCCTGCTCACCGCCCTGACCAAGACGAAGAGCACCAAGAAGCGCCTCACCCTGATCGACCAGTGGCAGCAGCGCTTCTCTTCCCTGCGCTACGTCAGCATCGACCCGGCGAACCTAGAGAAGTCCGTCAACGACTTCATCCAGTACCTCGAAGACAACCTCGACCGCCTGCCGATGCAGATGACGAACGAGGAGCTGGCGAAGCTTGGCGACGACGCCGATGACCTGCTGAACACCGTCGGCGAGTACAGCCTAGGCTTCCGCCCCGAGGATCGTTTCCTGTGGGGCTTGGAGCGCGATAACGGCACTGGCCTCTACCGGGCCGCCGGGCAGGCGTGGGCTGACCACGTCGGCGACGGAGCCGTGGCCTATCGACCGGCCGCCTACCTGCGCACGAACATCGCCGGTCACCCGCTCGTGGACGTCCCTGTTATCCGGGCCGCCGCACGCGCCGTCGATCACATCGACTCCGCAGCCCGCCTCACGAAGACTCAGGTCAGCAGCGCCATGATCATGGAGTCTGCCCGCAAGCGCTTCATCTCTAACGCCTCGACCGGCGAGCTGGGCCAGTACGGCGTCACCGAGCGGATCGCCGAGGATTGGTTCGAGCGGATCACCTCATACACCCGGGAGCACCCCGGCTACTCCGGCCCGCGCGGAATGGGCGGCGATGAGCTGTACACGGCGATCAAGGAGAAGGGGCTCATTCCCCAGCCGCTCATGAACGGCGAGCGCAGGCTGTCCCCGTCCGACGTCATGCGCCTCGTCCTCGACGCCTACGACGGCGACATGCGCTACCTCGGCCTGACGCAGAAGCTCTCCAGCCGGGCCAAGCGGATGCTGTTCGAGACGAACGGCTCCAACTGGGCCGGGCAGATCGCGGAGCACGCGTGGCCGACCCTGAAGTTCCGGTACAACCCGATCTTCCAGCTTCAGGAGAAGATCGAGCCTTGGGTCCTGAACGCCCAGCGTGGCGTCAGCTTCGCCACCGGCGTCAACCTGTCCGAGGCCGACCGCGCCACCGAGCGCATCCTGCAGCGGATGACCGACAACAGCCTCGTGCGGCAGGCCGACCTCGACCAGTTCGAGTACTCGTCCGCCGTCCTGTTCGGTCGGAGCACGCAGAAGCTGGCCTCCTCGCCGAACACCGCCCTGAACCGCATCCAGAAGGTCGGCATGCAGCTCAACGAGGTGCAGGGCATGAAGCGTGTCAACATGCTGCGCACGTTCCGAAAGGGCCTCGGCAAGGAGCTGAAGGCATCATGGGACGAGGCCCGCCCCGGCGACTGGGACAAGATGAAGGAGGCCGCCGACATCCGGGCCGGGCGCGTCCTGAATGACGACGACTTCGCCCTGCAGATCGTGAGCGAGAACGCGTTCGCGAACGACGTGTTCGTCAGCAAGGTGCTCGGCAAGGCCGGGAAGTACACGCAGAAGGTCGACTGGTCAAACTCGATCAAGACCGGCGTCTGGATGAGCCCGACCACGCTCGGCGAGCTGAAGGCCCTCGACCTTGAACACGTGGCCGCCTCCCTCCGGCTGGTCAACATCAAGGGCGAGGACATCACCGACCTCAATCACCTGCGGCAGGCGCTCGCGACAGAGCCGGACATGATGGACAAGGTCGTCGATGGGTTGGCACGCCTCGGCGCCGACAAGGACTACATCCGCCGCGTCCGGAACGGGCTGGACTTCTCGTGGGGCGGCTTCTGGAAGACCGCCGAGAAGCGCTTCGGGCTCACCAGCGCAGAGTCTGCCAGCCTGCAGACCATGATGGCGCAGGCCGCCGACCTTCGCGGGATGAACCCAGTCGAGTTCATGTCGCAGGTCTTCAGCCCGTCGCTCATCGACGGCACCGAGGGCGTGCTCGGCCACCTCGAAGGTACGGTCCGTATTCTTCGGGAGGCGCGTACCGCTGGCCGCAAGATCAAGCCGCGCGATGCCAAGCTCGCCGAGACGCGCACCCGGCTCGCTGGCAAGGAGGGCGTGTCCACCCGCGAGGACCTTGTCCGGCAGCTCGCCAAGACCTTCAGCGCCCACCTCGACCCGTCCGCGCGCCGTGCGCTCCTCATGGAGTTCGACCCGGTCCTGCGAGACGCCGTCAACGCTGGCACCATCAGGCTCGACCTGATGGAGGTTCAGAAGATGTGGGACGATCTGGCCGACAACCAGCTCGCCGACCGCATCCTCGGCTACATGGACGGCAAGCAGGGCACCCACGCCTTCCAGTCCGTAGTCGATGACACACGCGGCGTCGCCTCCGTCCGCAAGGGTGCGGACGACTACATGCTTTCGCGCGGCGTTACTCCGCATGCCGAGCGCCGCTACTACAAGCCTGACGACGACCTGAGCCAAAGAACCGCCAAAGCCTACAGCGCTTTGCCGGAAACGCCGTTCGAGCAGACCGGCCGCAGGCCCAACATCAAGCAGGTCCACGCCTCCAGTACGGAGCTGAAGCCCCGCCCCGACACCGTGGACGAGCGGACATACGCCGCCTATCAGGACCTCGTCGTCGAGACTCGCGCCCAGTGGGACTACATGACGAGGCCCAAGAAGAGGGGCGGCATGGGGCTTCAGGTCATCATCGCTCGCGGCGATCCGTACCCGAACAGCGCGGCCATGCGGGCCGACGTCGCCAAGGGCCGCATCCGCGTCTTCGCTGGCAGCTCCGACCACCCGCTCATGACGAACGAGCAGAACGTGATGTTCCGTGCCGTCCACGATGTCTTCGGACACGCAGCCGAGGGCTTCGAGTTCGGGCCGCGCGGTGAGCTGAACGCCGCCATCAAGCACAGCCAGATGTACAGTGACACCTCGCGCGCCGCCATGCTGACCGAGACGCACGGCCAGAACTCGTGGGTCAACTTCAGCGACGAGCCGTTCGACGTCGCGACGCCGACAGTCGCGAACGCCCCCGTCACGCGCGTCCAGCTCGACCCGGCCGACCCGATTGCCAGCTTCGAGAAGCTCCACGGCGAGCGCCTGTTCGACAGAGGGGCCGCCGTCGAGGTTCTGAGTGGGACGCCTTCGCGTGACATCGATGCACAGAACACCATCCAGTTCACCGGCAAGGGCGACTCGGGCAAGGAATACACGCTCAACTATAGGTACGCAAACCGGCTCGGCGATAACCTGCGCGGCCTCCCCGCCGACCAGCAGGCCCTTGTTCTGCAGCCGCTGTCTGACCTCCTGCAGGAGTTCCCGTCCCTGCAGGTGTTCCACTTCGACATGGTTCCCTTCTCCGAGCCGCTGATGACTGACGCACAGGGCACCCTGATCGGCATGGGCTTCGAGAATGCTGGCGCCCTGACGTGGGGCGACAGCCGTAACCCGGTCATCATCCTCAATAAGGACGCCCTCTGGAAGACCGGCAAGGGGTTCGTTCGGGACACCGACGTCCCGGCCCACCAGAGCTGGGCTGGATCGCGCAACAGGGCGATGTACTGGGATATCTTCGCCGACACGTGGATCGACAAGCGGTCCAGCATCGGAGCACCCGAGACTGCTCGTCCGCACACCATTGGGTACGTCGTGCGTCACGAGACGGGCCACGCTTTCGACAGTATGCGCCGCCCGAAGGTCTACAACTCCGTCACCAAGGAGTGGGACAAGGCCCGCGCCGCAGCCGGGTACGAGGACTACCACGCTATGATGAGCCGCTTCGAGCGGCTAGGCGCCAACCTCGACCTGTCCGAGTACGGGATGAGCAATAGTGCAGAGTTCGGCGCAGAGCTGTTCGCCTTCGCGACCGACCCGCGCTACAACGCAGACGTCATCGCCGAGCCAGCCCTCCGAGACATGGCCGAGGAGTACCGCCAGTTCCTCTTCGACTCCGGCGAGTGGAAGCCAGTCAACCCTCCCGCTCGGCCTACCGAGGCGCCGGTGGCTCCACCGTCCGCTGCCTATCGGCCTAACCCGAAGGCGTTTGAGGCTGCTGCCAAGGAGCTATTGACGGTCACCGACAATATTGAGGGAGCCCACTTCATGACGCCAGACGGAACGCTCGTGCGCGGCCGGGGTGAGCATTGGGAGGCCGCCGAGAAGCTGGGCGGCGAGACGAGGGTGCGCTCCGCCGGGTTCATCCGCATCAGCGGCAGCAGCCGGGATCACCTCAACTTCGACATCAGTGGGCCGGTCACGGACGCGCAGCGTCGGGCCATGCTTGACGCGGCCTCGACCCGTCAGACCGTCACCATCGACCTGCACGAGGGCCGCTGGTTCGGCGACGGCACCGACTACGTGTCGAACGGCGAGGGCTTCGGGAACGAGGTCTGGTCCAACGAGCGCGTCATCAATAAGGCAATCGCGCAGGCCAAGGTCATTGACGCCGAGCGGAAGGCCGCCTTCGGCCCCGACGCTGCGCCCCGGCCCCGGACCGGCGGCACGCCACCGGCCCAGCCAACGACGCCCAAGACCGTGCGCGAGGCCAACAAGGCCAAGCCGGGCAGCGTCTACGCCAAGCAGAAGGCCGCCCTCCTGCCGCAGGACATCCTCGACGAGTTCGGCAAGAAGTTCGTCGGCAAGGGCAAGCACGTCGAGTCCAACCCGGACGTCGCGCGCACCGCGCAGATGTTCGGCAAGTGGACCGAGGCAGTGGTCGGGAACGGCCTGCTGCGCGGCGAGCACGGCGTCTACTCCGGCCTGCTCCACGACGTGGCGGGGCTCCCGACAGGCGCCGCCGTCCCGTACAACTACAGCGAGGGCGCCATCGCCAACCTCGCCACCCAGTCGATGATCCGCAAGTGGGACGACGCCTTCCGCCTGCAGTACTTCTCGCAGGAGCGGTCGTTCTTGGAGCGGTCCCTCAACCACCCGATGTTCGGCATGTACCCGGCCTCCTACATGTGGGGCAAGATCATGCCCGAGATGGTCCGCTTCCTCGCCGCCGAGCCCTTTGGCAACAAGACCGGTGGCCTCCTGTACAGCGCCATGGACGTGCAGGCGAGCATCGCCCTGCGGCGCGAGTACGACCCGTACCTCGACGCCCACATGGAGGAGCTGGGCCACTCGCAGGCCCTGAGCTTCGGCGGCTACCTCATGCCGTCCCTGCCGTGGGACATCAGCGCCAGCGCCCCCGGCTGGATGCGCAGCATCTCCGATCAGGGCCGCGCCGACGCCGACCGCGTCAACGCTGGCGGCGAGGCCGAGGGCATCAGCCTGCTCGACCCGGCAGTGGACACCTTCAAGAAGCTGGCCCCGCTGACGACGACCCTCCCGTGGATGGGCCGCGCGCTGGACGAGATGAACGGGCCTGCCGACGAGGGCGAAGTGCAGGACGATGCGATAGACTTGTCGAAGGCTGTGAAGGCGGCGGAGTTGAAGCCGACCATGCAGCGCGTGATGCAGGAGCTACAGGAAGCCCTTCGTTAGGAGGCCGTCCGCAGTAGCCACAAGCAAGGTGGTACAATACCCACATGGCAGACGAACACGACCCCGCGCCTGACGGCGCAGAGGCCCCGGCGGATAACACCGCAGCGGCCCCCGCGACGCCGGACGAGCTGGCCGCGCTGAAGAGCCGAAACTCAGGACTGAACGCGAAGGTCACCGAGCTGCAGAAGCAGCTAGCTGACGAGCGAGCAGGCCGAACCGCAGCCGAGCAGGCCGCAGCGGGCAAGGCAGGGACCGACGATGTGCTGAACAAGCTCATCTCCGACCTCAAAGCCGAACTCGAAGCGAGCAAGCAGGCAGTGGCGCTCGCCGCGAAAGGCGCCAAGTACCCGGAGGCTTTCTCCGAGCTGGGCGACGACATCGCGAACATGAGCACAGAGAAGCTCGCAGCCTTGGAGGCCCGACTCACGTCGGCCAAGGACAGCGGCGAGGTCGCGGAGACTCCGACACCGGTTGGCAACAACCCGAAGCGGACGACCGGGACCAAGAGCATCGAAGACATGACCTCAGCAGAGCTGCAGGCGGCCATCAAGAGCCTCCCGCGCGAAGCGTTCGGTCTGCGCTCCGAGTAGCCAGCAACGTCAACCACCCCGGCGGTTAGCCGCCGGATCAGGTAAGAAGGGAACCAGCCACAATGGCTATCACCGAAAGCACCGCCACGAACTTCGACAAGTTCGTCGAGGTCCTCATCCGCAAGGAGTTGGAGCAGGAGCTGCTCCCGACCCTCCCGCATCTGCAGGACACGGGCGCGTTCGTCAAGGCGACGTTCGTCAAGGGCACCAACTCCACCATGCGCTTCCTGCGCATCCCGTTCCTCAGCGCCCCCGCTGACGCGGACATCATCGCCCATTCGGCGGGTACCGCCCCGTGGCTGACCGAGGGGACCGCGCCCACCGCGCAGGCCCTGACCTTCGGCTACGAGGAGTTCACGGCCTATCAGGCCGGTCAGCGCGTCGAGCTGACGGACCTCGCCATGGACACCAACCCGCAGGACCTCATGTCCGCTGCTGCCGTCCGGGTCGCCCGGCAGGCCGCAGAGGTCATCGACTCCTACGTGGGTCAGGTCCTCGCGGCGGGCACGTCGGTCATCTACGCCGGTTCGGGCAACACCGCCCGCACGGACGTGGGCTCGACGGACACCCTGACGGGCACGCTCGTCCGGCGCTCCGTGCAGGGCATGAAGCTCGACTCCATCCCGCGCTTCGGCGACGGTACGTACCACGCGTTCGTGAGCCCCGCAGTCGTGTTCGACTTCGAGGAGGACGACGCCATGGGTGGCTGGAAGGCCATCGGCACGTATCAGGACAAGGGTCCCATCATCGCCGGTGAGCTTGGCAAGTACGGTGGCGTCCGCTTCGCGGAAACCAACAACGCTCGCGAGTTCGCAGCCGGTGGCGCTGGCGGCGCTGACGTCTACTCGACCATCCTGTTCGGGCCTGACTTCTTCGCCTTCGGCGACTGGGGCAACCTGACCACGCACTACGTCGCGCCCGGTGGGCACGGCGACGAGCTGGCTCAGGTCGCGTCCATCGGCTACAAGGGTCGCTTCGGCGCCATGCTTGTGGACGAGGCGGGTGCGCGCTACGTGCGCATCGAGTCGGGTGCCACCAGCATCTAACCCCAACAGCGAGGCCCCCCGGGAAACCGGGGGGCCTTTCTTCGTGCAACGGACATCATGGCCGTTGCATGTACACTGGTAGGGCATGGACACGACGCGCGACATCATCTTCCGGACCTACGTGCTCAACGACGAGGACATCGAGTCGAGCATCGTCGGTGGCGGGGCCGCTGGCTCCGGCATCACCGGTTGCGTGGTGGACACGTTCGACTTCTCGGACGTGGACGTCGTGCAGTGGATGGAGAAGCGGTCGCAGGCCGATGGCTCCGACGCAGGCGACGCCTCCCTCGGGCCGCGCCGCATCCGTGTGGCGGGCACCCTGTACGCGACCACTCGCAACACCCTGTTCGACGAGCTGTTCACGCTTCGGGCCGCGCTCAACCCTGTGCTCGCACAGCGCGAAGAGCCTCTCGACAAGGGGTACCGCCCTCTCTACTTCAGCGTCCCGACCAACCGACTCGCTGACTACCCTGCCGGTGCCATCGAGCTGATGGTCAAGGCCCTCCCGCGCGGCATCCAGCACGTCACGCAGCGGGACAGCATCGGCGGCGAGGACGACGAGTCGCTCGCCATCCCGTGGCAGGCGACCTTCATCTGCAAGGACCCCAGCATCTACGGCGCCAGCCCGGTCGAGGTGGACATCACCGCCGCCGCCGCGCCGGTCACGCAGGCGGCCACGTGGGACAACCGTGGCACATACCTCGGCAAGTTCAACGCCCTGTTCGTCGTGGACGCGGCGGCCGGGTCCATCGCCGTCACCGTCGGCGACAGCACCTTCACCATCACCGTCCCCGCCTCGACCGTCTCGCGCACCATCCGCGTCAAGGACGACAAGGTCCTGACCTTCGAGGAGTCCGGCGCGGAGACGCTGCAGATGTCGCGGATCGCCTTCACCGGCGACACGACGTGGCCGCTGATCGACCCGGGCGTGACCAACTACAGCGTCACCTTCACCGGGTGCGCCCCGCAGGCAGGCGGGCGCATCTGGTTCTACGAGCAGTACGCCTAGCATGGGGGTGAGCCTCGGTAGGCCGGGCGCTCTCCAACAGCGACCGGGCGGGTTCGACTCCTGCCACCTCTGCCAACCTGCTACAATCAGATGTGAGCGGACAACCGTCCGCACGCCACTGGCCTGAGCATCAGGCCCGACAAGGAGTAGCCTAATGGCTGGTACCGCAGTTTCCACCGTCACGTCCCGCAAGGGTCGTGGCGTCGTCCGCGTTGACGTTGACCTCACCTGCGTCGCAGGTGCCGTCTCCGCGCAGCCCATCGGTTCGTTCTTCGGCCGTCTCGTTGGCGTCCTCACCGACGGCACCGCTGGCGCCGGGGCGACCATGACGAACACGGCCGACATCCTCCTGACCGACGCCGCCACCGGCGCGGCCATCCTGAGCGACCTCACGTTTGCGACGTCGGACTTCTATCGCCCGACGAAGGTCATCGCTGACGCCACCGGCACCGCCGTCACGGCAGCCGCGACCGCCACGAACGTGGACCGTGACATCTACGTCGCGGGCAAGCTCAACATCGCCATCGCGAACGCCACCACGACCGACACCGGCCGGGTCAGCTTCATCTTCGACGAGGCGGTCTAGTCATGGCAGGCACTGCTACTGCTGCGGCGCCGGTCGTCCACCGGAGTCGTGGCGTCGTCCGCATCGAGGCGGCGCTCACCACCCACACCGACGGCTCCATCGCCGAGACGGTCATCGGCACCGCCTTCGGGAAGCTCGTCGGCGTGCTGTATGACGGGGGCCTCGACGCCTCCGGCACCGTCACCATCAAGCAGTACCCGGGAGCCGCGAGCACCGTCTCCGTCCCGGTGCTGGTCTACACCACGGGCACCGAGGGGACTCCGGTCTTCTTCCGCCCGACCGACGTCATCACGTCCGACGCAGGGGCTGACATCAGCGCCTCGGCGAACGCCGTCGGTGTGAACCGCGACATCTACCTCGCGGGCAAGGTGTCCATCACCGTCGCGTCCGGCGGAGTCAGCGAGACGGGCAAGTTCGCCCTCATCGTGGACGAGTCCGGCCTCGGCGAGCCCGCGCTCACCGTCTAGTCCATGGGCCGTCCTCCGGGCGGCCCGATCACCTAGTACAGGAGACTCATGAGCACGACCTACGGAGCGCTGAAGACTCGTGTCGCCACGATCCTGCAGGACCCCAACGCCCGCACGTTCACCGACGGCATGATCGAGGAGCTGATCCTGTCGGCGCTCGTCGAGGTCGGCCGCATCGCGCCCGAGCAGTTCTCCGAGGACCTGACCCCCGTCGCCAACCAGCTCACCTACGCCGTGCGCAGCGCCGACTTCTCCGCCGTGGCCGTCCCCGAGATTGAGGTCATGCGCGTCGAGGTGTGGGACGGCAGCACCACCCCCGAGACGTTCGTCTCCCGCATCAACCCGGCCTCCCGGGAGCTGGGCGGGCAGGACAGCGGCTGGTACGTGTGGGGCGGCGAGCTGTACCTTCCGACCCGGTTCGCCAAGGGCCTCGTCGGCTACGAGTCTGACTACGTCATCCGGGTGTGGGGCTACTCGCCCTACGTCATGCCCGTTGACGACGTGGACGTCATCGCCGTCAGCTCCGAGGTCGAGCAGGCCATGCTCTGGTACATCCGCCTCGAAGCCATCGAGCTGCTCCTCGCCAGCCGCGACCTGTTCACCCAGTGGCAGGCACGCTCCGGAAACACCGACATGAGCCCCGCTGGCCTCATGAACCAGAAGTCCATCGCCGAGCAGGCGTGGGCTCGCAAGTCGAAGGCCATCCAGCGCCTGCGCTCTGAGGTCTAGGCCATGTCGCAGACGGTAGTCTGGCAGGCCAACCTCGGCACGACGGTCCGGCGCAACAAGAACACCGGGGCCACCTCCGGGTCGGGCCAGTCCAAGCGCTGGTACATCGGCGACTACGGGAACTTCGACTACGACGCGTACGTCAAGTTCGCCCTGAACTGGTCCGGCGTCGGAAAGATCGTCTCTGCGATCCTCACGCTGTACACCGACGACGGGCTGGGCGTCATGCCGAGCACGACGAAGGAGCACCCGTACGTGCTCGTACGTCGGCTTACCGACGGCTTCAGCGAGGGCAACGCACCCGACGGCGAGTGGCAGACGAACGACTACACGTCGGCCAACGGCACCAGCTCCGATCAGAAGGGCTTCAATCTCACGCGCGCCGAGCTGGGCCTGAACCAGATCGACGTCACCGCCATCTTCGAGGACATCGCGCCCAAGGGCGTGAAGCGCCGCAACGGCAACCCCGGCGGCAACCTCGAAGCGGCTGGCAAGTGGTACGGCCTCGGCCTGTTCGGCTCAGGCGATACCGACAAGAACATCGGCGTCTGCAGCGACAAGTACTCCGACGCCGCCTATCGGCCGTACGTCACGCTGACCTACGAGTACGGCCACACGACTCCGGACGCCCCCACGAACGTGGCGCCCTCCGGATCGGTCGCTGCGCTCACTGACTTCCAAGGCGACTTCGTGGACAGCCTGCGGCCGACCGACACCCTGAAGTACAGCGGTGTGCAGGTCTACGACGTCGGGCACAGCGGCACCTCGGCAACCGACGACTACATCACCGACTCCGGGCACGGACTGTCGAACCTCGACATTGTGTACTTCACCAGCCTGACCGGCGGCGCCGGGCTGTCCACCTTCACCAAGTACTACGTCCGCAACAAGACCTCGACCAAGTTCAAGGTGAGCACCACGCCGACCGGGACGGTGGCGAACATCACCGACGCACACAGCGCCCTGACGTGGTCGAAGCTCCTGTACTCAGACACCAAGCCAGCCAGCCTCGCCGAGATTGACGCCGACCGGTTCACACACGTGCCGGACAACATCAGCATCCTGAAGGCGAACACGACCTACCGCTGGCGGAGCAGGGTCACTGACCATCAGGGCGACATCTCCCCGTGGACCAGCCTCGTCTCGTTCAGCTTCGCCAACACCGCCCCGACCGCGCCCGTCCTGTCGCCGGTCAGCGGCAGCACGTGGTCTGACGGCACCCACTTCCGTGGCACCTTCTCCGACGCCGACGCTGGCGACACGATGCACGCCTACGAGGTGCAGATGTCGGCGTACCCGGAAGGCGACGCGCGGTGGAACGACGACAGGTACATCCTGTGGAACACCGGCAAGCGGTACGTCACCCCGACGACCGAGCCGTTCGACACCGTCTACGGCGGCAACGACGTCGCCATCGGCACGTACTGGTGGCGGGCACGCACCCACGACAGCAAGGGCGGGACCTCCGACTGGGAGTACGCCAGCATCGACTTCGACACCGCCTTCGAGGCAGACCCGGAGGAGTCGTCCACGGCCATCCAGCTCCGCCCCCGGGCGCCGTGGCGCATCGTCATCAAGGCGATGGGTGCCAACCGTGGGCCGGGCACCACAGTGGCCGTCATTGAGGACGCCAAGAACGTCGGGGCCGCCGAGCTGTACAACAGCCCCGGCGAGCTGCACTTCACGCTGCCGGTGGACCATCCGCAGATCAGCGCCATCGAGCCGAAGCAGACGCACTACAGCGTCCAGTTCCGGCAGGGTGACGGATGGCACGAGGTGTTCGCCGGGCTCATCGACGACTTCGACGCGACCGACACCGACGTCATCTTCTACGGGGTGGACTACCTCGCCCTGCTCGACCGGATCGTGGACGAGAGGTACGACACCTCGAACCCGAACAAGCCCGCCGAGAAGGGCGGCTCGTACTACGTCACGTCGGGCAAGAACAGCATCCGGTACATCGTGATGGACCAGCTCGCCAAGGCCAAGGCGCTGGCGAACAGCCCGGTCGGCTTCATCACGGTCGGCACCGTCGCCACCATGTCGGCCACCCTGCAGGTCTACAGCACCTACTCGCCGGTCCTGCAGTTCATCACCGGCCTGCTCGACAGCCACCGTAACGGTCAGAACAAGCGGACCCGGCTCCGCTGCCGCCGCACCAACGCTGGCGGTTACGAGTGGATCGTGCAGGACAACCCCGGGCAGGTGCGGGACAACCTGCGCATGCGCTACGGCGAGCTGGTGCAGGGCTACCGCGCCGTCGCCTTCGGCACGGAGTGGTCCACCCGCGTCGCTGGCATCGGCCGGGCGAAGGACGGCATCGCCGTCATGTACAAGCAGAAGACGTCGCCGGGCATCAGCGAGGCTACGTGGGGTCGGTTCACCCGCGTCCAGCTCTTCGACGGAGTGTCGGACCCGGCCGACTTCGCCCGACGCCTGCAGCAAGCGGCTGTTGCTGGCGGCAAACTCGGGCGGAACATGGGGCTCGGGCTCCGGTCAGGCGTGCTGCAGCCGAAGGACGGCTACGACATCTGCGACCACTTTCCCATCAGCATCGAGCACGGCAGCGTCTCGACGGCCGCCTTCGGGTCGGGATACTGGACCTGCGTCGGCGTCACGTGGGAGTGCGCCGCGCAGGACGGCAAGCAGAACACCACCCTGTCCTTCCAGCCGCGCGAGGACGACACCCCGCCCTCGACCGACCTGCTCACCATGCAGCCCATCAGCACGCAGGCGGAGTGGCAGATCGGCTGGTCCGACCCCAATCCCCTGAACGCCACCTCGAAGTACTGGCTCGACCAGACCACCGGCATCGTCTACGAGCGGGTGTCGGGTACACTGGTGGCTGAAGCTATCACCGGAACAGCATGAGCCCAGCGAGACGCATCTACGACACACCCCAACATCGGGCCCGGGAAGGGCAGCGGCGGTACCGAGCACGCCTTTGGGCCGAGTTCCTTGCCGCGTACGGCCACGAGTGTCGGTGCTGCGGGGAGGCCGAGGAACGTTTCTTGACTGTCAGTCATACCAACGGCGACGGCGCTGCAGCGCGACGGCGTGTCTCTGGCTCAACCAAAGACCGAGCGGCCCTTCTCCGCGACCTGAGACAGCGCGGTTGGCCCGCGAATGAGGGCATCGCCGTAGAGTGCTTCAACTGCAACCTCGGTGCAGGGCTCGGGGCCTGCCCGCACAGGGACGCGTAAGTTGGGCACTCTCATCCACTCGGTCGGGCACGGCCTGATCGCAGACGACACCATCATGCTCGGCAACCTCGTCGGCGGCGAGGGGCTGACCGAGAACACGGTCTACTACGTGCTCGCCACCGGGCTGACGGCAGACGACTTCGCGGTCAGCGAGTCCTCCGGCGGCGCCGCCGTCGCCTACACCACCGACATCACCGACGGCGTGATCGTCCGCACCGACACGTACGTAGCCGTCTCGGATGGCGTGATGGACCCGCCGGACGCAGTGGCCGACCCCGACCAGCCCGTGCTGTCGTCCAACACCGACACCGGCGTCGTGCGCATCGTCGTCACTCTGGTCGCCCCCACGTCGCCCAAGGTCCGGTCCGTCGAGGTGCAGCTCACCAACCAGTACAGCATCCCGGCGTCAGCGCCGGACGCGCCGATCTTCACCGACGCCGAAACGATCACGGTGCAGCCGAGCCTCACGACATTCTCCGTCAAGGCCCACCCGTCCACCTACTACTCGGCTCGCGTCCGACACATCGACGTGTACGGCACGGCGTCCGCGTGGACCGTCCCGTTCTACGGCGCCTACGCCAACATCGAGACGGCCGTCGGGTTCGATGCGGTCCTCGCCACCGAGACGTCGGCCCTCGACCACGCCATCACGACGGTCGAGATTGGCGATCAGCAGATCACGGCTCCGCTGCTCGCAGCGCAGATCGTCCTCGCCAGCACCATCATCGCTGGCACGGCCGGTGACGACCGCGTCGAGCTGGACAACACCGGCATCACCCTCTTCGACGGGGCTTCCTCAATGCGTGCCCGGCTCCCGGTCGATACCACCCAGCCCGTCTTCGTCCGAGGGCGAGTCGAGGCGGAGTCGTTGGAGTCCGAGGAGGCGTCCCTCGGCGGAGTGACCTCGCTCCCGGCCGGGGCCGTGCTGACTGCGCAGGCAGGCATCGTGAAGCCGAGCGCCGCCCCAGTGCTGACGCGCGGGTACTTGGCGTCAGTCGTAGACTCTGGCGGATCGGGGAACGACTGGGGCATTGCCTACGACGGAACGTACGTCTGCAACCCGTACATGGCTGGCGGCGTCGAGGGTCCTGTCATTGTCAACAGGTGGAACGCGGCCACCGGCGCGTTCGTGGACGACATCGCCCTCGAACTAGAGCTGTCCAACGCCATGATTAGCGGCCTCGCTTGGACCGGCTCCTCTTGGCTCCTGCTAGACGTCAACAACTCCACGACCGCTCTCAGGATCAGCAAGTTCTCTGCGGCCGGTGTGTGGGAGGACGACGCCGTCATCACGTCGGACATCACCGGCACCAAGCCGCAGGCTGGCATGTTCTACGACGCGACGGACGGCGTGATCGTGGTGATGACCACGGTCAACACGACAGCCTCGACCGCGATCCGCCTGCGCAAGTACAGCCCATCCACGCTGGCCCTGAGCAGCACGCAGGACCTAACCGGGCTCAACGTCAACGGCACGGGGTGCGGGTTCGTCGGCGGTGCCCGCGTTGGCAGCAGCTACTGGATCGACGCTTGGCCAACGCCCGGCCTCATCTACGAGTTCACGGCGTCAACAGGTGCAGTTGTCGCGAACAGCTCGTGGGGATACAAGACGGACGGGACGGTCGCCGTCGCCGCGTCCGGCCTCTGCCACAACGGATCGAGCTTCCTCTTCAAGGACTCTGTCTCCGCCATCTACTGGGGGAGCAACTGGACGTGGACGACCGAGAGCGCCAAGTACTGGGTCGGCTACTCGTGGTACGATAGCGTCGGAACCGACGAGACGCAGCTCGGACCGCGCGCCTCGATCACCATGTACCGGCGCATGAGGCTGGTGGTTCAGCACGCCGCACGGCCGATTGGCGCGACGTCGGTATACGTCTATGCTGGTCGACACGACACTGTCGAGCCCACCGCTGGAACCTACGAATATCAGGGATCGAACGGGACTGCCGTCCTGTCATTAGCGATGAACTCCTACGGAACGGCAGGCAAGAATGACGAGACGGCCAACGGCTTCCCGGGCGGGACGCCGTCAGAGCTGCAGTCCGGAACGCCCGGCTGGTCGCTGCTCGGTGACGGCACGGGCGACCTCGGCCTCTCCGTCACTGGCGGCAAGCCGCCCGTTCGTCGTGCTTACACCACAGGCACGACATGGACCAGACCTGCCGGGCTGTCGCACATCGAGGTCGAGGTGCAGGGCGGCGGCGGGCCGGGGGGCAGCGCATCCACCACTGCGGCCGGTGAGGCTAGCGTTGGTGGCGGCGGCGGCGGCGGAGGGTACGCTCGGGCCCTCATCACGGCGGCCGATCTGACGGCTGCTGGCATTGACATTGGCGAGACATGCACGGTCACTGTCGGCGCAACTAAGGCTGGCAGCGGGACCGTGGCCGGTAACACTCAGGCTTCCGGCAATGCTTCGTCCTTCGCGTGGGGCACCGGGACGACAGTCTCTGGCTCTGGCGGCGGCGGCGGGCGCAACGGCACTGGCGGGGCGAATTCCTCCATCGCCACCGGCGGCAGAGGCGGCGGCGGGTCCGGCCCTGCTGGGACCATCGTGGCCTACGGCGGCGACGGTGGGCGCGGCATCGGGGCCGGTGGGACCATCGGCGCATCACCAAGCGGTGGTAATTCGCACCTCGGCGGCGGCGGACAGGGCGGCCGTCTCGGAACGGTCTACCCCGGCAACGCGTACGGCGGTGGCGGCGGCGCGAATGCGAACAACGAGTCCACATCCGGTGCTGTCGGCGGCAGCGGAGCGGCTGGAGTTGTCATCGTGACCGAGTACTACGTTGGCTAAGAAGCCCTTCTTCTCCGAGCGAGAGGTCAGGCTGGCGCGCTCCTTCATCAAGGCCATCGGCGGGAACGCCAGCAACGGGTACCTCCTGCTCGCTGTCATCGCATGGCAGCGAGCCATGACCAAGAGCCGGGACACGTTCTGGAAGAGCCTGTCGCGCTACAGCTCGGTCGCTGCGGGCCAGAGACTGGCCGCCCGCCTGAAGACACGGTCCATGCAGGACTCGAAGCACTACAGGGGCGTGCTGGCCTCCCTGCGCAGGGGTGGCAAGGCCAGCGGGTTCGTCGAGCAGGCCCGCGACTTCATGCTCTCTGTCCAGCTCTCGGCGTGGGACCGCAAGCACTACGGCTACAAGCCGTACGAGGCTGGCTACTGGGAGGAGTACACCGTGTGGGAGTACGGCCGGGGGCTGGTCACCAAGCGCCGGTGGATCGAGGAGCAGAAGGAGTACGACCCTCTCGCGGTCATCTGGTCGAAGCTCACCGGCCACAACATCCCGAAGCGGTACTTCATCGACAGGACCGTCACACGGACCGTCACGCCTCCGAAGCCGAAGCGAGAGCCGCCGCGCCAACCACGATCCCTCGTTCACGTGCTGCCCACGCCCGACTACATCGGCCCGTACTCCGCCCGCGCGTTCTACGACGCCCGGCCGCACCTCGGGTCCTTCCTCCTGCCCGACTGATGCTAGACTGGATGCATGGCAGGTGAAACAGTGGCAGACCCGAGCGGCCCCCTCTCGTGGCGTGACGTATACCGGGCGGTAGAGAAGTCCGAGGCGAGCATCGTCGCGGCAATCGACGCCGCCGTGCGCCCGCTTACCGACCGCCAGAACGACCACGAGCTACGCCTGCGGGCTCTCGAACAGCACAACCAACGGGAGCAGGGCGTCTTCACCACGCTTGGGGTCGGCAAGACCTTCATCCTAGCCATGGCGGCCGTAGTCGGCCCTATCCTTTCGATCATCGCTCTGGTGTCACAGTGACCGCCGCACCGTCCGACCACATCCACATCAGCGAGCGCGAGCCGGACGGCTCGTGGGAGGACTGCACATGGGACAGCGGACTCGAATGGTACCGACTCGTCTACGACCCTCGGAAGCCAGCGACCCACGCCGAGGCGCAGCTCCTACGTCGGGCAAGCGGGGAGCCAGCGACGGGCGGCAGCAATCTCGGCGACCTCGCACGGGGCATCAGGGCTCGGTATGGGACCAGTATTCCAGCCCGTATCAGCGGCTTCGCGACCCTGAAGGCTACGCTCTCGCCCGGCAAGGTCGCCGTCGTTCAGGGCTCGATGTCCGCGTTCGGCCCGAACCACCGACTGTCAGAGTACGACCGTAACTTCGACGGCGCCCACGCTGTCGTCGTCATGAACATCGACGGGGTGCTCCTCTGGTGCGATCCCGAGGCCCCGACCAAGGCCGACGTCCCGGTCACTGTGACGTGGGCGGAGGTCGAGCGCTACGTCAAGGCGCTCAACGGCCAGCACGTCGTCGGCCCCATCAAGACACTGACCACGAAGGAGGCCAACGTGCCGCTCATCACCTACCTCCCCGGCTACACGGCCAACGTCAAGGCGGGCTCCAACGTCCGCTCAGAGCCCCGCATCGCCAGCACCAAGCTGCACGCCACCACGGCCAAGCTGCCGGTGCAGGTGGTCGGCACCGTGAAGGGGTCCGTCGATCCGGCGAACGGCTCGGACATCTGGTACGAGCTGTGGCACGAGGGCCGGACGGAGTACACCGCCAAGGACAACATCGTGGACCTGAAGGCACCAGCCGTGGCCGTGGACCCGACGGCAGCCGTGGCCGCCGCAGTGGCGCCGCTGAAGCTGACCATCGACCAGCAGGCCGCGCTCATCGCCGAACTGAAGACCGAGGTCGTCAGCATCTCCACGCTCCGAGCTGCGCTGAAGGCGTTCCTCGGCTAGGCACCTGCTAGACTAGGAGTCACCATGACGGCACCCGCAGCACCCACCATCAAGGTCCGTAGCAACGGACCCTCCCTCCGAGTTCTATGGCGTCCGGTCGCCGACGCCGCCACCTACAAGCTCTACTCCGACCCGACAACTGGCCCAACGACCGTAGCCGCGACGATCAACGCGAGCGCCGTTGGTTCGGACGGCTGGTTCCAGCACACCTATACACCTGTCGGCTCTCCCGTGTTCACTACCCTAGCGGCCGTCAACGCAGGAGCCGAGGAGTCTGAACCCTCGAACGAGGTTCGGTC